GGAACCAAAAGGCTGACCTCGACGGCCGCTCCGGAGCAACTCACCGGAATTTTCGCCTACAAAACCTCGTTCGGGGTTTGGCAGCTTCTGCTTCCTGGGCTGACCAGGATGTTTTTTCTGGACGGAAACATTGTGACGCAGATTCCGCACGTCACCGGTGCTCTATTCACTTCCAATCCTTCTCCGTGGAGCGCCAAGCAATACAAGAACGTGGCCTACTTCGGGCGGCAGGGGAGCGGTGGCCTGCTGCGATGTGATGGTCAGACTGTGGGCCCCGCCGGTATCGCGGCGCCTACCACGGCCTGCGCGATCTCTGAGGGAGCCTCTGGCGACATAGAGGCAGGCGTCTACCAGGCCGTTGTGCAGTTTGTGAACCGGACAACCGGGGCCGAGAGCGACTTCGGGCCGGTGTCGAACAAGCTCACCCTGGGGGCCAACAAGAAGATCAACTACAGTGCGGTCCCGGTATCCCCGAACCCGCAGGTGAACGGCCGGCGACTCTTCCGGACGCTAAAGGGAAGCTCTGGTGAGTACCTTTTCGATAGCGAGATAACCGACAACTTCTCGACGACCTTCACAAGCAACATTGTGGACACGGCGCTTGGGCGCTCGGCGAGCACCAGCAACGGATTGCCGCCCAGCTCGGTCATCTTTCTGGAGCTGTTCAAAGAGCATCTGTTTGCGACCGATGGGCGTGATGTTTACCCGTCTCGGACCGGATTCCCGGAGAGCTTTGATTCTGAGTTTCGCATCAGCGTATTTGCGGACGACGGGCATGCCATTCGCGGGATGTTGGCTTACGGCGAGCGAATGCTTATCGGGAAAACGAACCAGGTCCACTACATCATCGGGACCGACGAGAGTGACTTTGCGTTGAGAACGCTTTCGGACAAGCATGGGTGCGCGTCGGGTTATTCGATGAAAACGGTCGAGGGCCTGGCGTTCTGGTATGAGGGCGAGGATGTTATCATGACGGACGGGCAGTCTGTCCGCGGTATCGGGATCCCCAAGATTCGCAAGATCCTTGAGGCCGAGCCTGTTGCAGACCGCTATCGGGCCATCGGCTGGATTGTGCCGCGGATTGGCTGGTACGTTTTGTCGCTGCCCTCCGGGAAGGAGCTGGTCTACAACTTCAGGTCGCAGGGATGGGATGTGTTTAAGCGTGGTACCCTGGCGTCTGCTTATTACGCAGACGAGGTGTTCGGATCGGACCTGGAGCGGGCAATCTATGCGGTGTTCACCGACGGACATCTGTACGAGCTCGAAAGTGGCAACACGGATAACGGTGAGCCGATTACGTGTAAGTGGCGAAGCAAGGAGTTTGGTTTCGCCGAGCACGCGACGCTCAAGGCCATGCGCAAATTGTCTGCGCTGATTCCCTTGATTCCGGAAAACGCTACGTTCCGGCTCTACCGCGACGAGTCTGAAACCCCGTTCAAGAGCAAAACCTTGTACTTGGGGAACAAGCGGCCGTGGAAGCGCCTCGGCCTTTCAAACGCCAAGGATCTGGCCACGACCGTTTCTGTTGGCGTGGAGTATAATGGTTTGTCTTCATTCAAGTTCAACGGCTTGAAGTTTGAGATTTTGGATACGGGCAGACCGCCCGAGAGCAAGTAGGGAGGAAATCATGGCCATCGTTCAGCCGTTTGTCGAGGGACGGTCGTTCACTTTGGACGGGCGGAAGTCGCCGTTTCGATGTCGGACCAGCTTTAAGTTGCCTTCGTGGATCTATGAGTACTTGAAAGGGTCGCCGCACGGAGACAACCCGTATGACAAGGCCAGGCGCTGGCTTGAGAGGGTTAGGCGGCAGGGGTTCCATGCCGTGCGGGTGTTTTGGGAAACGAAGGATTGGGCGCCCAAGGCGCCGGTGGAGCCTGGGGACCATCCCTTTTTCGGGGTGTATCCGTGGAATCCAGCCGAATGGAACTATGAGGAGCTGGCGCGGGGCCAGAAGCCTCTGGAGTTGCCGAAACTGAACCGGGAGATGATTGGGGTGACGCTCAAGTTGGCCGCAGAGTTCGATTTGGTGGTCGAGGGTGTCATCGATGCGACGCTGAAGGGCATGAAGGACCAGGACGCCATTGATCACTGTTTCCGAGTCACTTCGGCTTACTGTCGTGATCTCTATCTCGTCAACGGGCGCTTGAATCTTGTGGTGGAGCTCACCAACGAATTCGATGCTCATTACGACGAAGAGCTGGATGTCGCGCGGGTTGATGCCAGGCTGAAGCGCCACAAGCGCTGGAGAAAAGAGGGCGAGCCGTCCCGGTTTGGGCATTTCTCGCCTGGTCCCGACTGGGTCGCCGAGCAGTGGCCGGAGGGCCTCGTGTGGGTGAGTCACGGTGGCCGAGACAACGTTGAGTACAGTGTAGACTTCGCCCACGGCTCCGACGCGGTTGTGGTGCACCCCTCAAGGAGCGGTCAATGGTGGTTGCTTGACGGGCGGTTTGACGAAATCGAAGAGCTGAGCCGGCGGAAGAACCTGCCGATCTACTTCAACGAGTCGAAGCACTTTATCGACCCGAAGGATTGGGACTCGACGGTGGGTCGAGGCTGGTTTAGTCCGGGCTCCAGCACCAGCGATCTGAGCAAGTACCGAGAGTTCATGTTGAACAGCCTGGACCGCGGGTACGGGTTCTGTGTTCATGACTTTGAGGGTATGGCTTCCGACCCTGACCGGCCGGAGACCATCCTCGAAAAGTGGCTGCGGGAGGAGTTTGGTGGTGGGGCGCCCCCGCCTCCACCCCCGCCACCGTCTCCCCCGCCGCCCCCTCCGCCTGCGGACGACAAGGTGAAGGTGACCGTAACCCGGGATCCCGAGAACCGGCTGGTGAACATCACGGTCGATCTGACCGAAAACCTGGTGACCGTGCGTGGTGGTTCGGAGGATTTCGTATTTGCGCGCAGGGCCGAAGTGGACTTCGGTGCCGCCTATTCTCTCGTTGAGATCCGAACCTTCTTAGGGCTCGACCGCGGTGACATCGTTGAGGCGGATCTTTACGTAGACACGGCGGCTGGCGTGCGAGTCTACCAGCGGTCGCTGCACAAAGAGGTGCCAGGGAACTATGAGGCGTGGGACCGGCAGGAAACTGTACCGCTGCGCGTCCGACACGTGGTGATCTATTTCGGGTGCCGTGTGAACGCTAAAAACGCGATTGGGCAGGACACGGCTCGCTACGATCCGGAGCTGGTGTTCATTCTGAGGGAGTAACATGGCAGTCACAACCAAGAGGCCGAGAATTCTTAATGGCGTAGGGATGATGGGGCAGCCGCCCCAGCTTGTGCTTGGCAAACAGGGCGAGATCACGCTGGGCCTCATTCAACAGTTGAACGGCTGGCTGCAGGACGTGGCCAGCAAGATCAACGGCCGGCTCACCTCAGGAACTGGGGAGCATGCAACGCAGGCCGGTAACTATGACGAGCAGTGGGTCGAAGGGGAGACGCCATCTGTGCCGGATACGGTTTTCCCGATCTATCACGGGCTCGGGCGCACCCCGGTTTTCTGGAAGTATTTCGTGGACCGAGCGTGTATAATTTACACAGCGGATGTGGGATCCTGGAACAAGGATGTCATCTTCGCTAAATGCAACGTCGCATCAGCGATCTTCAGGATGCGGTTGGAATAGGGGTGAGTCATGGCGGAAAAGCGTGGTGGAGAGGTCTTCAAGCGAGAGCCAAGAGAAAGGATTCCGGAGCCAACCGCGCCGCCGTTGCCGCCTGTTCCGGAGCCAGGTGGCGCCCCTACGGAGCCGGTATTGGCTGCGCCAACTCCTGATCCGAGCCGGGCGCCCACCTCGCCGTCGGCGGCGGCCGGGGCGGTCAATGAGCCGCCCTCGGTCAGTTCGCCGACCGCGGGCCTGCCAAACATTGTTGCTGAGGGGCCGCAAACGCCTGTGGCCGGAACATTTAGTCGGCCCGGCGAGGGCAGGGCGCGCCAGATCGACCCGGCCAGCGGCAGGATGGCTCAGGTTGGGCCTCCGGAACCGGTTCGGGCCAGGTTCGGCAGGATCAACCCGAGGACCGGCCAAATTTTGCAGTTTGAGCCTGGCCAGGACCAGAGCCGGATTCTGGCGCCCGGGCTGTCGGTGGCCGGCGCGGCGCCGCTTGTGGCCGGAGACGTGGGTACAGGGTCGGTAGGGGCTACCGGCTCTGGATTTGGTCAGCTTGGGGGGCAGCCGAGCTCAGAGGATGAAATGGCGCGCCGAGTAGCTGCGTATCTGTCAAAGGGATAACACATGGCCGAGCGAGACGATTTGATCGGGCCGCCCAGGCCTGTGAGGGCGCAGGGCTTGCCCATTGAACCCAAGCAGAAAGATCCGGTTCAGGCTGGAGCTGGCGGGCGCCCGCCCGGCGCGTTGACCGTTGTGGCGCCGAGCGCTGCCGCACCGGGGCCGACTGGGCAGGCGATGACGCCGCTTGGTGCTCCTGCGCCGGCGCCCAGCCGTGCTGGCTTGGCCGCAGGGGACTCCAGGGAACCCGAGCTGAAACCGGGGACGCCGCCGACCGAAGAAGCGCCGCAGGCTGCGCCCGGGTTACAGGAGGCGAAGCCTGAGGCCAGAGAAGCGCGGGCGCGGGCGCCGGCACCGGCGGCGGGTGGCGTGCCAGGGCTCGTGGCGGAGCCGCAGCTACCCGAGGTGACGATGGTAAGGGATCTGCATGCCGACGAGATGGAGCGCGTGGCCCCGGGCATCTACAACACGCCTTCAGGGACCGTGCGACGGGGCGCCGACGGAAGCGTTAAGGTGCTGTCTCTGAGCCCCGAGCTGTACGCGGCGAAGCGGCACTTTGAGGCCAAAGTCGTTCGGGAGAAGTTCGGTTTCTACCCGGGTAAAGATGATCCGAACGCGCCGCAGCCTACCGTAGAGGCCGGTTCCATGTTTTTTAACCCATTCACCGGGCGGTTCGGAATCGCGGAACCGGGCGAGTAAGGTGCAGTCATGCCAAGAACCCGAGGGGACTTCGAGGCCGCGGTCCAGCGCGGTGGCGTAACCGGAGGTACGACCGACGCCCCGGTAGACGCTGGCCCTGTGGGGCCCCCGCCTGCCACGACTGCGCAGGGCGGTTCCCGAGAGGCACCAGCTTCTGACCGCGAGGGCCGAGAAGACAGAGGCCGTCCTGGCGGCAGAGACGGGCCGGACAGGGGACCGGTGCCTGCTCCTGTTCCTGGTGGCGAAGGGGCGCCAGCCGGCAAGCTTCAGGACGATCCCCGGTTTCGGGAGATGACCCGGGACTTGCAGATTCAGGTTGAGCAGGGTCGGATGGGCCTGGACGAGGCTTACGCCACCTGGCAGCGACGGGGCAGCATCAGGGAAGGGCCTGGCGGCGATGTGGGGCCACCCAGCCCAACCGGAGGCGGTGGTGGCGGCGGCGCAGGTGGTGGGTTCGGCGGCCAGCCCACTGCTTACGGGGCCGGCGGCGCTGGCGGGGACAGTGTTGAGGCCCTCATTGAGAAGCAGTTTAGGGGGATTCTGAGCGGCGAGTATGGGAGCTTTACGCAGAAAAAGGAAGACATTCTGCTCCAGCAACTCAGGAGCGAGGGCCGGGCCAAGGCGGCTGGGCTTCGTGCCCAGGCCGACCGGGATGCTGTCCAGCGCGGTATCTATCGGAGCGACATCGCGCTCAAACGATACAGAGAAATTGATCTCGAAATAGAGAAACAGATATCAGACGGCGAGCAGAAAATCAGGCTGGCACGGGCGGAAGCGGAGTTCAACGACAAAATGAAGGCGCTCGACATGGCGCAGAAGTGGCTGGATTCGCGGCGCCAATATGAGCTTGGTAAAGAACAAATTGCCGCTCAGCGTGAGGCGACCGCTGCGCAGCTTTCGCTCGGCTATGCTCAAATCGCAGCCAGTAAGGAAATTGCGGCGATGCAGGCGGGAGCAGCTAGGGCTGGAGTTAGTCTCGCCCGAGAGCAGTTCGAGTTCCAGAAGTACGCTTATGAGCAAGACCGGGCCGATGCGAACATGAAGTGGCTCTACACGCAAGGTGTCAACGGCCTGATGGGAGGGTAGTGATATGGGCGCAATGGCAGCGGCTGGACCAATTGGGGCCGTATTCCAGGGCATTGGCCGGGCTCGTGCTGGTCGAGAGGCCGGCAAAGATACTGTGGCGATGTTGAACAACCAGTATCTGATGGATCTGATGAAGCAAAAGCAGTTTGCTCCGCTGGCTCCGTTTGGGACGGCTGCCAGGCAGCAAATGTTTGCTGGTATTGTCAAGGCGTGGGGCCTTGACAACATGTTTGGGGACGAATTTCTTTCCCGACTCAAAAATGCCAGCATTCCTGGCTACAACGCGCCGGACTTTATGCCTACGGCCAGGGCAAATCTGCGGTCTGGCCAGTTTGGAGTTACTGGCCCAGGGCGGTTTCAGTTTGATGTCCCCCGCGGCCCAGGCTACTTTGGCTCGATTGCAGAATCGGTTGGCAGCTATTTTGCTGGTGGTGGTGGAGCCGCTTTGTTTGGCAAACCGAGTGGGGCACCCGCCCGTGGTTAGGTAAGACTCATGAGCAAGAACCCATTCAGGATGATCTACAACGCGCTTGGTTCGTACGCCAAGTGGGTTGGGGAGAACCAGCGCGAATGGGATGCCTACAACAGGTACGGCCCTAACTGGGAGGCCGTCATTCGGGAGCAGAACGCCGCCGCTGCGGAGCGCATGCTCTCATTGCAGGCCAAGCGCCGCGAAGCCGAGCTTACCGAGGCGGCTGACTTTGCCCGAACAGGGATGCGCGCTACGGACAAAACAGCGCCATTCAGTACCACCTTTGAAGACGGTAGGGAGGTGCGCCGGTACGACTTTTCGCCGGACGAGCCGCATACGCCGAGCAAAACCAGGGCGGAGATCCTCGCCGAAATGGGTGTAGCCGAAGAGGCTGAGAAGGGCCGTTTTGAGCGTCTGTTGAAGGTTCGGGAGTTTGGTCGAAGGGAGCGCGAGAGCGCGGCCGATATTGAAGCTTCGGATGCCCTGCGGCGATACCGGGAAGGCGAGATTCAGGCGCAGCCGGAGAAGGCCCGTGGGGAACGGCTTCGGCAGCAGAGGACGGTCCAGGAGATTGCCAAGGGTGTAGAGGAGCAATCCGCGCTCAGAAGGCGGCGGGCCGTAGCCGAGGCCATGCGTGCCGCTGGCGAATTCAAGTCCGATGCCGAAGCGGAGGCTTTCATCATGCGTGGCTTCGTGCCGGCCAGGGACAGAGGGCCTACCGCTGCGGACAAGAGTTTTGAACGCACGGTTTACCGAGACCGCGTACTGGCATACGCGAACGAAATCGCCGGGCCGGTTGTGGGTGAGGAGGGGCAGGAGTTTGCCGCGTACGGGAAGCTGGAAGACGTGCCTCCCGATATCCGCCTGCGGGCCGAGAATGCAGTGTCGATGCAAATTGCTGCCGAGAAGAAGAGGGAGCGCCAGTCGAGCGCTCGGCCTCTCCAGTTGCAAAAGGCTGTTGTTGCCAAGCCGGTCAACCTCAAGCAACCTGACACGGGCAGGGAGGCGGTTCAGGACCAGAAGTTTCTTGAGCAGATGCGGGCCAAGCGTGCTCGCGGGGAGCGGCCTACCGAGGAAGAGATTGCCCGGATGCGGCGGATGATGGGGAAACGGTAATGGCCTGGGGAGGGTGGAGCCAGTTTGATGAGCTTCTTGGGGGCTCCAGGTTTGATTGGAGCCAGTTTGATAACCTGTTGGGTGCCAAGAAAAAGCCAGGATTCGATTGGGAGGCCCTGGAAGCTGAGCTTGGCCCAGGAGGCAGGTTCATCGTTTCGACCACGCCAGACGAGGCGCTTGCTCGCGTGGGTGCCCCCGCGCCGACTCTCCCAAGATACGCCCCCACGGCGCCGCGAGTGCCACAGCCGCCAGAGATCGAGGCCGGGTATCCGATTCCTGGCAAAAGCGAGGCGGCCACTGTTGCAGAGCTTGCGGTAAGGGCCGGCAAGGCCGCAGCGACAGCTATTCCCGAAACGGCGGAGATTCTTCAGAAAAACAGGGAGCGGCAGCTCTGGAACCTGGCCACGAAGGCGCTTGGGCGCAGGCTGGAAGAGCCTGAGTTCCAGGCGCTTCTTCAGGCCGACCGTGAGAGAGATCCGTTCTATCGGGAGCCGCCAGAAGGGTTCTGGACCAAGGAGAACCTCGCGGAAATCCTGGGCATGGCGGCCGGGTTTGGCCCGCTGGGTCTTGCCAGCATGGCCGGCAGAGGCACCGGACTCGGCGCCCGGATGGCGCTTGGGGCCGGAGAGAACCTCATGTTCTCGGCGCCGCACGTCGCGGCCACGGCGCAGGAACATGGGGCGACCGAGGCGCTGACTGAAGCTGGCCTTGCGGCCGGGCTTGGGGCGGCGCTCCCTGCTTTGACCGGTATCGGGAAGCTGCGGCGCCCGCGGGCCGGAATTGAGCCGCAGGATCCGCTGTACACCCCGCCGCGTGCGGCCGAGCCCGTAGGGCCCGTAGATCACGTTGCCGACTTTCAGGCGATGGACGAGGCTGCTATCGCCCGGGCGCAGGAGAATGTAGCACGCAGAATGGCTGCGGAAGAGACGCTGCGCTACTGGAAGAATATCGAGGAGGGGTTTGCGGCAGAACAGGCCGCAGAGGCGGCGCGTGGGCGCCCGTACATGCTTGGTCCTGGAGCCGAGCCCGAAGCGCCGCCGGCCGCTGCGCGCACCGTGACCGTCTACCAGGGTGAGGGCGCCGCGGGCGGGGCTGGCGCCGATCCGAGGTGGTGGACGACCGACCCGAAGCGAGCAGCTTCTTTCGGGCGGGTGAAGGCGGTTGAAATCCCGGAAGAGGCGGTGGCCGCGGCCCAGGCGGAGGCTCGCAGGCTTGGTTCCGGAACCGGCAGCGACCTGGTTCTTCCGGACGAGCTTACCCGCGGGGCGCGAGAGGTTGATATTGAGGCCGACGTATACGATCTTGGCAGGGTGGACACCGAAGAGCCCGGCGCGAGCCAGCCGGTAGTGGGCGCCCGGCCGATAACCGGGGAAGCGAGGTTCGACCCCTCGGCGCCGGACCAATCCGCCCGACCGGAAAGGCCGGAGGTTTCTGAGATGAAAGCGGAGGCGGAAGCGGAAGCATTAGTCCGACGAAAAAGTGATAGAGAGGCGGTGCAGGCGGCTCAGCGAGAAGTTGATACCGAGCGGTATTATGGCCGCCAGCTCGAATTGCTGCAGCGAGACCTGGAAGACGCCATTCTCGCCCATGTCAAGGCTAAGAACCCGAGAGGACACGGGGCCAGAGTGGCGAAATGGACAACCGAGCGAAAACACCAGGCGGCAGAACTGCGAAGGCGGCTGCTTGCCGATGTTGAAGCCGGGGTGGAGCCAAATTACGTTCCTCAATCGGTGCGCAATGTCCTGAAGCAGTACACCGAAGCACGGCGGGCAGCCAGAGAGGCCGCGCCCAGGCTTGCAGAGGCAGAGGCCCGGCTTGAAGAGGCCATGGCCCGTGAAGGCCGGTCTCTTATCGCCAGTCGGCGGGTGGCCGAGGGGGATGTACTGCGCTCGGTCCGCGGAGACACTGAGGTGCGGATAATTAGGGTGCTGAAGGAGTCTGGAGAGATCGAGTTTGAGTACGGGGCTCAAACTCAGGATGGGCGCTGGTTCCCGCAGAGCAAGCCTATTGTCGAAAATGCCGCCGGCATCTTGCGGACGTTCGCCAAGACGAGCCCTGAGATCAAAGCCCGTGTTTCAGAGGCGCTGCGGAAACGCGAGGATGCGCTTTACGAACGAGCGGAGCAGGCCGGGTTGCGGAGTTTCATTGCAGATGAATCTGCAAGGCTGGCCAGACGAGGCGAGTTTTCTGCGGCGCCGGTTGAGCGGCTACGCAAGCTGGAAGAGGTGCTCGACCAGGAGATTCGCGCCGAAGAGGCTGTCAAGGTTGAAGCGTCCGCCAAAGCGGCCGCCGAGGCTGAAAAGACTGCGGCGGCCAGGGCCGAGCGAGAAGTGTTTCCTGTGATCGAGGTCGACGGTAAAACCGAGAAAGAAATGCTGAACAACCTTGCGGAGCGCGCCGAGCAGGAGGTGAGAAAGTACGCTCTTCTCGACGAGGCTGGCAACCCGATGAAGGATTCGTCGGGCCTGGTTCTCTGGAAGGATGACGTTCCCGAATGGACCCGGTTTAGGCTTGGCAAGGCCATGATCGAGGTCAAAACGAGAAACCTGGACAAGTTTATTGAGCGTGCACGGCGCCCGATAACTCCACAGACGGCAGCCAGGGTTGTTGCCGCAGAAACGAAAGGTCCGGAAAAACTGTCGGCGGAAGATGTCCAAAAGGGTGAACGACTTCCCTCTCGGGCATTCAAAAAGGGCGAGTTTGAAAAGGCCAAGGCGCAGGGCTTACTTGGGGAAACGCCGGAAGGTTACACCGAGCTGTACGGCGGTCTACCGCTTCCTGCTATGTGGAAGGCGGCCAAAGTTGTTGGGAAGTCGCTTGCCAAGGTATATGAGCGGGTGCTTGTGCCGTTCGGCAGAGCCGTGGCCAAGTATGGCGAGGCTGGACGTGAGTTGGCGTGGAGAGCCACTGTGTACCGTGAATCCTTTGAAAGAATGGCTGGCAGCGCGATTGCCCGGGCGGACCGACTTATTAAACCTCTTTCCGATTTTGAGTGGCGGCAGGTCGTACATGCCCTAGATACTGGCGCCCAGGTGCCAGAAAAACTAAAGCTTGTGGTGCAGGAATTGGCGTCAATTCTAGACGAAGTGCACCAGAGAGCGGCCCAGCTCGGATGGGACATTGGGTACATCAAAAATTATTTTCCGCACATATTCGAGCGGATGCCGCCTGAAGTGGCTGAAGCGCTGGCGAAGGCCGGTGCTCTTGATCCGCGTACAGGCAGGCAGCTTGAGTTGCCTTCTAGGGCGATGTCGGCCAATCTGGAGCTGAGTCGTAACCTTCACAACGTGGCTGGATGGAGAACGGACAAGGCTGTGATTCGTGAGTATTTGCTTGACGCTTACGAGCAGCTTGCGCAGATCGAGGCGTTCGGCGCCTTGAACGCACAGGGCAAATTCAAGGTCGGAAACCAGCTTGCTCATGCTTTCCAACTCGCGGCGGAGATGGGTCGCTACGGCAAAGGCGCGGAGGATTTGGGCCTGGAATTCGTAACTCGGATTACCGGGCAGCGCGCGCCGGATAGCGGCACGCAGTTTTTGACCGGGGTGCGGAAGCTGACCGCCTTCGCGTCTCTGACGATGTCTTCGTTGGCACAGGCGGCGCAGGTGCACACAATTCCCGGGTTCACCGGCGCCAGGAACTTTCTGCGGGCGATTAAAGATGTGATGACCGACCCGAGGCGGTTCTACAACCGCGCCCTTGAGGCCGGGGCAACCATCCCGGCGCTAAGATCGGAGTTGGCCGAAGCGGTTGGTGGGGGTGGCATCAAGGGGTTTATGTGGGGGGCGCCAACTGTGGACCAGCTTGGGCGAGTTATTGCGGCGCGGTCTGGCGAGTTGTTTGCCGAAAGCCTGCAAAAGGCGGGCAACACCGAGGCCTTGACCGAGCTGCTGGGAGCTGCCGGCCGGAAGTATTCGGGCCGGCTGTCGGACGCTGACCTGTTAGCGGTAGGCAAGTACATTTCCGACACGACCCAGCTTCGAGCCGTGACAGAGAATTTACCGGCGTTTTGGAGTAGCGAAGTAGGCAAGACGATGTTTCAGTTCGGCCACTTCATGTACGGGATGTCGAGGCTTCACGTGGAGCTGGGCAAAACCGCGGTGCGGGCCGCGCGCGCGAGAGACTGGGGACGGTTCGGGCGCGCAGTGAAGCCTATGGTGGGAATGATGATTGCCGGCACGGTGGCCGGGGAGATGTTGCTCGACGTGAGGGCGTTTTTGTCCGGCCTGGGCATCGAGCTGCCTTCCAAAGAAGACCTGATGGGGCGTCCGGAGGAGTCGACGAACCAAGTGTTCGATCAGATCACGACCCGGGTCCAGTCTGCTACTCGCAGCCCGAATCTGATTATCAGAACGCTGCAAAACCTTTCGTATGCCGGCACTCTTGGTCTACCGCAGTATCTGGCCGGCCGTGCGGAAGATGTGTTCGCGGAGCAGAGGGTGGAGCAGATTGCCCCGTCTTTGTCTAAGCTGAAGGCGGTCGCGCAGGGCACAGAGCAGGGCTTCAAGGGCCGGGCCAAGGCGTTTGGCCGGCCGGTTGCTAAAGGGCCGCTGGGCGCGCTCGTGGGGGCCACCCGGAGAGCCTTCACCATCACCAAGCTCCGGCCCGGGGGGTACCCGTTCCCGGCGTTCGAGGTGGGAAGCTTTAAAAGCGGCGCCAGGAAGGCGTACCGGGGTCGGATCGCTCGCCGGCGCATCGAGGAAATCGAGCGGGCCAGAGGGCGGAGGTAGGCATGACCGGAGACAAAGATTACACGGCACGGATCGACCTGGTCAAGGAACTGGTGGAGATCGTCCGGGAAGACCTCGCTTCACATCGGGCGGAGATCAACCGGATGTTTGAGCGGCAGGACTCGGTCATCGCCTCCCTGGTTTCCGAGGTTCGGACATCGAACGGTCGAGCCAGCGCTGCCCTGGCTCGGACAAAGGCACACGAGCTGGTCGCTGGGGCGATTGTCACCCTGATAGGGATCGGCCTGGCCCTGTGGGGGCTGCTGAAATAAAATTGGCTGGGGGTGGGCGATGCGTATCTTGTCTCGATTCAACCGTGTTATCGCTTTTGAGCGGGACTTGTTTTACATTCGGCTCTACCCGAATCCAGGCTTTGCGATTCCGTTCAGAGGCTTTCTACACAAATGGTCTCTGTACGATGGGTGGTCGCGTAAAAGGATCAAAGGGGTGAAGCATGGCGCAATTCGCAAGACCAGATAACGACTTCAACAATCCGGATTCTTACACAAATCAAGCCGGTAGCGGGGTGGACATCTTTCAGGCCATCGATGAAACGTCATTCGATGACGCAGACTATGTTCGCTCTCCGCTTGTGCCAACGGCCGATGTATACGTGGCAAGGCTATCCGACGTTGTAGATCCGCTGGTATCAACAGGGCACGTTCTTCGCTACCGATACGGCAAAGACGCCGCCGCCGGTGGTCAGGTTGATATCACGGTCGAGCTTCGCCAGGGCTATGTAAGCGAGGCGTCCCAGGGAACCCTGATCAAACAAATCGTTCACACCAACGTTGGTAGCGGCTTCACGCAAAACGATTACACGCTGAGCGGCGCCGAAGCCGACGCTATCACCAACTACTCTGACTTGTTTGTGCGGATAGTATCCAATCAGGTGTAGCTATGGCGGATACCAAAATCAGCGCGCTGACGGCCGTAAGCTCTGTTGTGGGCGCTCAAGAGCTGGCCGTGAACGATTCGGCCGTATCCAAAAAAGCAACGTTCACGCAGGTGAGCGCGTTTCTGAGGGACACAGAGGGTTTTGTCCGGACAGTGGCGCGCGAAGTTACCCTGATCAACATCGTTAGCTCTGTTGCTGAAACGGACATCTTCAACCAGACGATTGCAGCCAACCTGATGAGTACAAACCGAATGCTGCGGCTTACCATTCATTACGACCGTCTCAACAACTCCGGGGCTACAGAGACTGCCGCGACTCTCAGGGTGTACACAGGCGGCACTGTGCGCTACGCCGACGCAGGCCTTGCATTGCCCGCTAACGCCAGTCGAGTTCCTGGCAGGTACGTGTTCGAGTTTGGAATGCAAAACGCCAGCAACGTAATGATCCTCAATGGCATCCTTCTCCAGCACACGGCGGGCGGCGCAACGACCGGATTGGGAAACAAGGCAACTGACGAAATTGGAGAGAATTGCCCGATGGCCTCTAACGGTACGTTTACACAGGACACGACTGCCGCCTGGGCGTTGAGGGTCACAATGCAGTTGGGAACCAATGCTTCCACGGTAGACTTCAGGCGCCACTACGCGGTGCTCGAATTGGTGTGAGATGGCCGATGCATACCAACTTGAATCAGGGACCGACAGGTACCTACTGGAAGATGGCTCCGGAGTCTACCTGCTTGAGCAAGACTCAGACCGCAGAGGTCAAGTCTCGTGGGTCGAGCTTGAAACACCCAACGAGCCACGTAGAGGTCAAGTTTCGTGGGTGGAGTTTGAAACACCAGATGAGCCTAGAAGAGGTCAGGTTTCATGGGTCGAGTTTGAGACACCCAACGAGCCACGTAGAGGTCAAGTCTCCTGGGTCGAGTTTGAGACGCCCAACGAGCCTCGCAGGGGGCAACTTTCCTGGGCAGAATTGGAGACGCCAGGAGAGCCGAGGCGTGGTATAATTTCATGGTGGGTATTTGAGGTTCCAGACGAAGGGGTAGCTTTGGGCAGGGTTTGCGCGCAGAGAAGGCAAGGATAATAAGGAGGAGCACATGGGCCAAGAATACGTTTCCTTGATGATGGCCGGAACCCCGACCAAACACAGAATTGTTGCGCTTTCTACCACCGCAGCTTACGACAGCGAAGAGGCCGAAAGCCGCCGTATGCTTCGGATATTTGCGGATGCGGCTGACGTGCACTACCGCTACTCGCCAAACCCTGTTTTCGATCCCGGTTTTGAGACTCAGTACACGTGGGCCTCTGACGCAGAGGGCGCGGTGCTGGGGAGCCAGGATCGGGTCGGTATCGAGAACGAACCCCCGAACAACTGGCAGGAGCTGGGCGGCCAGGCCGCCGTGACACTGAACAAGACGGCGCCGCTGACCGGGCTGCGGGACGCAAAAATCTCTCAGGCACAGACGGAAAAGGTGCTGAACGGCGGGCTCAACGCCTGGACGGCTGGTGTGCCGGACAACTGGACCGAGACCGATGTTGGTGACGGAACAGTGGTTGAGGACACGACCAACAAGGTCGAGGGCACCAGTTCGGCCGCACTTGACGGCGGGACCACTGGCGGCGGGACCAATATCTTGCAAAACATTGCCATTCCCGACGACGCAACGAAGGTTTATGTGCTCCGGGCGTATCTTGGTTTCTGCGGTTCCGACCCGGCCACGGTTGTGCTACGCCTCATCGATACGGTCAACAACAAGTCTTTGGACAGCAATGGGGTGTGGCAGGCCGGTGCGACCACGGCCCTCTGGACGGATGGGACCAATGCCGCTTTTACACGCTATGAGATCCGGTTCAAGGCGCTGGCCGGGGCGACCAATCTTCGGATTCAGGTAATCGTTCCGACCGCGGCGGACGCGGGCAATGTGGACGCGGTGTCGCTCAGCGAGGTCAAAACCGAGCTGGTCCAGCAGGGAGCCTTCAAGCTCGCGGCTGGGCGCGCCTACGTGCTTGGCTTCGGCCACAAAGAGTCAGCGGCGCTGATGAGCGCCAACTACGCCATCACTGAAACCCTGGACGATGACTCCGGCGGGATTAAGTGGCTTCAGGCTGATGGCTCTTGGTCCGCCACAGAGAACTGGTTCAACGTCCTAGCAACAAGCAAAACCGATGTGCGTAAGACGTTTACGTCGGACCTGGAGCGCTACTACACTGTTCGTTTCTCACCTGGCTCGATTCCGGCCGGGCATTTCTTTCTGGACGATGTGTTTATCGCTGAGGTGGCGCTGGTAACCGACGCGGAGCTGCCAAGCGGCATTCAGGAATACTTGCTAACAACCGGCCGCGGCAGGATCTCTGCTATCGCTGGGTCTGGCACGCCAAACCTTTCAATCGCAGAAATGACATAGGAGGAGACCATGAAGAAAGTTGCAAACCCGTTTTTTAAGATCAGTAAGTCGTTCTTGAAAGGCGTCCGGGTCGCTGGGCTTTCCGCGCTTGCGGTTGGCGGTCTTGCGGCCAGTGACCACTTCATTGGCGAGCTCGCGCCGGTGCTGGTGACCGTTATTCCCGGACCTTTCGGCGTTGTCGCCGCAGCGCTCTTGGCCAGCTTTGGCGCTGGGGCGCTGGAGGCGATCCGAAACGCTCTCGCGCACCGCCGGGTAACGCCGGATGAGCTGAAGCGGATCCTGACGGAAGAGATCGCTAAAGAAGACGCAGATCGGGCCAGGGCAGTACGAGCTCAGGATATCTTGGACCGCCTGGAAACCGCGCAGGAACGGGCCGACGGAAAGGGAAAGAAGAGCTACTGGCCCGATGCCTAGGAGGGTACCCAATGTTAGCCCCAGCCGTGTTTGCTGCGTTTGTTGGCGCAATGACGGCTGGGCAGCGCGAGACAAAGCCGGTTTTGATTTCTATCAACTGGTATGTGCACCTCGAATGTGAGGGCTGTACGCACTTTGGGCTAGACCTGGGAGACGGCGTGACAGTTTTGGTGCCAGCCAGAAATCGTGTGCTCCAGTGGACCTACTTCTGGAACTATCCTGCGCCGCTTGAGGTTGGCAGGGTGTTTGCGGACATGGCGCAGAAGGCATACCGGGTCGTGATGGAGCCGGTGGGGAAAGCGGTGTGGGTTACACCCATCGGGCTGATGTTCAGGGAGCCTCCGCCGTACCCGAAGTGGCACGGCCTGTCAGAGGCCCCGCCAGAATTCACAGAAGCGTTGATGACTTGGTACGACGCGCACGACCTGTACGCAGAGGATTTCGCAAAGCTATTGGACCAGCTTAGGTTCCGGCGGTCTGTTCGCACAACCCTGAAGATTTCGATCAAGCAGGCCATGGGAGGCAAACTTGCAAAAGAAATTGCTTGCCGAAATGTTGGCTACGGCACGCAAGGCCAGCCAGGTGTGTTGGTTCCGAAAGGCAAACCGAGACGTGAAAGAGTTCGTTTTGGAGCTTGAGAATTTGTTAGCGTCTGGAGAGCCTGTGAGTGTTAGCAAGGCGCATGCCCTTGCTGTTCAACAACTTGGGTTGGAAGCGCGAATTAGCGTCTTCAAGAACCACCTGGATGGGGTGTGTACATGCGCAAAGCGAAAGCACTTGCCGAAGCAACGCTAACTGTTAAGCAGAGAGACCGTCGCAGGATCAAGGCGGCCATTCTGGCTGCCACAAAAAAGCCGGTTACGTTGATTGACCTGGCGAGGCGCATTGACGCCCCAATGAGCCTCATCGACGAGTGTGTGGAGCTGCTCAAGCAGGAGCATCACACCCTGTTGTTGCGGGACGGAACGCTCACGACTGCCGCGCCATCACCTGGCCGTGTCAGCCACTACCACCGCCTTTTCAGGGGCGGGGTGATCAAGGTAGGCGTGATTTCCGACAACCAGCTCGGGAACCAGGCGTCTCGACTCGATGTGCTTGAGACCGCTTACGAACACTACGCCGCGGAAGGGATCGAGACGGTATATCACGCCGGAAACCTGATCGACGGCTACAGTAGGTTCAACATGTATGAGCTGGTTCGAGAGGCCGGTATCAGTTTGGAGAGCCAAACCCTGTACGCGAGCCGAGTGTACCCGAAGAAGCGTGGCATCACGACTTACTTCATTACTGGTGACTGCCACGAAGGCTGGTACATGAAAGAGTCAGGTTTGAACGTCGGCGCCCTCATGGAGAGCCGGTTCAGAATTCCTCTTTCCTGTGCGACCATTCGGGCTGGAACAGACAAGAGAGTGTGTAGCAAGTCGATTCATGACGGCATGTGTCGGCGCCACGGCAGGAAGGATCTGCGCTATCTTGGCCACATCGAAGCAGACATCGGGCTGTTTCCTGGCCGCGGGTCTAAGGGGACCGTGCTTCGGCTGATGCACCCGGGTGGGGGGACGGCTTACGCCCACTCGTACAAGCCGCAGAAATACGTGGAGTCGCTGAGCTCCGGCGAGAAGCCGGCGATCACGGTGCAGGGTCACTACCACAAGGCCGGAATGTTCATGGACAGGGAGGTTTACGTGTTCATGGCCGGGACGACGGAGAGCCAGTCCATCTTCATGCGAAAGCATCAGATTGTGGCTCACGTCGGCTACTGGATCTTGCAAATCAAGATCGATAGCCAGGGCGTCGTATCCTCGGTTCGCGCTGAGTTTGTCCGGTTTTACGATGAGGGGTACTACCGAACCTGGGAACACAGTGGGGTCCGGTAAAAAAAATACTTGACGGGCTTGTGCTGGTCGAGTATATTCAGGGTGGAGGCGACAATGGCAATTCAAAAGATTGGCGGCCTGTGGAGGCCCAAGCAGTCGAAGAACCCGGACGTGGTAGCCAGCGGCTACATTTGGGCGCCTGGGAAGGTTCGGATCATCGTAATGAAGCCTGGCAAGTACGGCAGCGGCAAGGCCCAGCACCCGCCCGACCTGCTCATCTTTGCAACGGCGGACGACGAGCCCAGTCAGGGCCAGAGCAGCGGCGGTGACATTTTGGGCGGGCCGGAGCCACAGGACGATGTACCGTTTTAGCGGGCCGGACACCGAGTAGTCTACACCGGATAGACCGGGAAACACCGGGCCGCCGGCAGGGCTTGCCGGGGCCGTGGCCCCGAGGCATTGAATCGGGGCTTAGGGAGATTGCGGGTTAATGTCGCTCTGCAGCGAGGAGGCCCCCGCCCCTTCGGATGGCTAGTCGATGGCCGATCACGTAAAGCCCAGCGATGGAGAGAGACCCTGGGCAGCGGGGACAAATTTCCGGGGAGACGGGATGAACACCTACCTAATAAGATCAACCAAATAGAGGGGGTAAAGGTAATGGACGTAATAGACGACGTACGGGTGCTTTTGGACAGAATCGAGGATCTTGCACACTCGATGGATGTCAAATACCAGCAGACGGGCAAGCTGAATAGGGCGCGTGTAGACGAGCTTCAGCATTACGTTGCCTGTCTTTATACCGAACTGGGGGTGCAGAGGGAGAGGGGACGAAAATGATGAAAGCAAGATGCGTAGTTCGGCGCTGCGGAAAGCCCATCCCTCGCAAGAGGCGCGGGCGGCCGCAGTTGTACTGCGCCGATTGCGCCAAAGAGATTCAGGCGCTCCAGATCGCCCGCTGGAAGAAGGAGCACCGGGAGGCCAGGTGAAAACCGTGTATCAGAGGCTGGACCTTAAAGACGCCACGCGCGATCTGGTGCGTTTGCGTGATCGGGTACACAAGCGCACCGGTTTCATTTTTCCGGGCCTACCTCAAGTAGAGGTGTACACGAACGGGGTTTTTACCGTAGCCACGGCCGCCTACCTCGGCCAGAAGGGGCTCGGGGTCGCTAAGCGCATGGCCACAGACGTTCCAAACCTGACAGTGGGCGCCAACATCGCCGTAGTCCGGGCGCTTGAAGACCTGGTGGCGCGAATCAAACAAAACAACACTCTTGAAGACCCTGTTTGGGGGTTAGAGGCTGGGGGCGGCGCTTGATTATCGACTACATCCACCGCTACCTTGCTGGCAGCCGGGCAATGAATGAAGAGGTTCTTGCTGAGGCAGGCAAGCGTTTCATTTCGGTCACGCACCGGCAGTTTATGCAAGAGAAGGCCGGGTCAACCGGCAGCTATCACCCGAGCGCAGCAACCAAGTGTCCACGGGCCAACTACGGGCAGATGATTGGTGCGCCGGCGGAGCCGTTTGACCCGCGGACCCTCATCAAGTTCTGGACCGGCGATCTGCTCGAACTGGGTGTCTTGGCGCTGGCCCAGCTCGCCTTCCAGGGTACCCCTCACAGCATCGGGCAGAACAACGCAAAGGTCGATGTCCCGCTTGGCACAAAGAAGGAGAGCCGCGCAGGCTATATCGATGGCCTGCTCAACTTTAATCACGACTGGCACCGGCAGCAGTACGGTGTGGATCTTGCCGTTGGGCTTAAGCCTGTTCCGGTCAAGGACGAGTACTTGATTCTGGAGGTGAAATCCATGGACGAGTACCCGTTCGAGCTTTTTGCTTGCCAGGGCTCTGGGTGCCGACACAGGCACACCGGTTGCACCAGGAGTCTGGTGACCGGAACGATGGGGCCGGATGACACCTTCGGTTACCGCGGTCAGACCACTGTCTACCAGCGCGCTCTTGAGGTGCGGCGGTTCATCATGGTGGCAGTCAAAAAGGGCACCGGTGAGCTCGCGGAGCACATAGGGGTTTACGAGCGCGAGTACGCGGTCAGGGCCGACGCCATTTACGACCAGGTCATGAGCAGCGTTGCGACTGGCTTGCCGCCTTCCGTGCCGGATGATGCAAACCATGGCGCCGACCCGCGGGACGGGAAGCTACGGCTTAATTGCCGCTTTTGCGCCCGCCGCGAGTGGTGCTTTGGGTTGCAGGGGCTGGACATCGAAAAGCGGCCGGAGAAAGGCTATATGGGGAAGGTGTCCGACCAGTACTACGCGATTCGGCGTGGCGGCTTCGGGCGCAACATGAACGCCATCATCGATGACACCGTGGAAGAACTCAGGAGGGGCAAATGAGCGAGCTCGAAGAGAGGGCAAAAGACCTGGTTCTGTTTGCCACAGAGGGGTGCACGGTCACCGAATTTGGGCTGGACATGCCGGATCCGGAGAGCGGCGCCGCCATGGAGTACGGGACGTGGGAAAAGATCGGCTCCGTTCTTGGCGCAGTGGGCAACGCCAACAAATGGGCTATCGGCGACTGGCTCATTTACGGTGAGCACGTCTACGGCGAGAAGTACGCCCAGGCCAGCCTGGTGCTCGGGGTGTCCGAGGAGAGCCTGAAAATCTACCGCTGGGTGGCGTCACGGTTCCCGAAGCCAATGCGCCAGACCGGGCTCACCTTTACCCACTACCTGAAGTTGGCAAAGTTGATGGGTGAAGACCCGGAGGCGGTAAGCGGCTGGATTCAAAAAGCTCTGGACAATGCCTGGACGGCTTCTGACCTTGAGGGCCAGCTCGCCCTGACGAAGAATGCCAGGGAGACGGGGGTTAGCCTGGCCAAGTACTTTCGGGCCACAGTCGAGTGGCCGGACGACCCAGGAACCGAGCTTTTGGAGAGGTTCACCAGGGCCGTAGCGCGCCTGGGCGGCGCCGTTATCAGGGTGACCAAGCGGGGGATCGAATGACATACAAAATGCGTCCCGTGACGCTTTTGCAGCCACCAACCCCCGGTTTACCAGTGCGAGATATGCGCTGTGCAGAAGGCAAAACAAAAGTTTGCTCAGGCAAACCAGGGCTAAAACACTGAAGAGAAAAGGCAACTCCACGGTGAAAGGCTATGCATGGTCGAACCGGAGTTTTTGCGATATTTGCTCCAGCATCAGGAAGACATTGATGAGCTGCTTGGAGTTGCGGCGCCAATCACTTTTGACCACCCATGGCGCGACGTTGCTGCGGCGATCAAGTCCATTCGGTCGACCGGGAGGACGGCTTCTGAGCGCACTATGCGAGAAGCTTTGTCAGGGGTACCAAAAGAGATCCTGGATGACGTGATCGCTCAGATTCGCAATGCTCCACCGGTCGCCAGCCCTGCGGTAGCGGCCCGGACCATTCGTGATGCCTGGCTTGAGCGCCAGTGGCCGGCCGCCATCGATAGCCTGGCCCGGGCCCGCACCCTGTCTGAAATTCGAGACGTTCTTGACCGGATGCAGACCCACTATGCTCCAACCCTGCGGGGCGTGGCCTCTGAGTCTCTGGCCGCGATCCTGGACGCCCCTGACGCATCCGCTGCTCCTGTCCTGGGCGACTATCTCTTCCTGGGAGGCTCCGCCTTTCTGCATGGCGAGGACGGCGCCGGAAAGAGCTTCCTGGCGCTCCAGTTGGCTGGCGCAGTGGCCTCTGGATTGCGGCTTCTCCGGTGGTTCGATACGCCGGGGGGCGGGGTTCCGGTGATGTTTGTCCAGGCAGAGCTCTCCTGCCAGGTTTTTCGGGATCGGGCCAAGCGGCTTGCCAGTAGGGGCGGGATCACCCGGGCTGGCATCGACAACTTCGAGGTCATTCATCGGTCTATGCTTTTGGCTCAGTCGGCCGGCCGAGGGAAGCCTGTTACGTACCCGGACCTCGCCGAGTTATCCCTGCGTGTACGCCGGCAGGGCACCCGGCTTCTGGTCCTGGATCCCTTCAGCCGCTACCATCAGGTTGAGGAGAACAGCTCCGACGAGGTGCGACAGTTTACCGAGCGCTTGCACGAGTTTCGGAACAAGTACCAGCTTGCCCTGCTCCTGGTTCACCATAACGCCAAGAGGACAGAATACAACCGTGGTCACGCGATGCGCGGCTCGACCGCATTCCGGGCCGATGCTGAGCTGTCGTTTGAGATCCGAAGCACCAAAAAGGCAGGGTTAACGTTGGTAATGGACAAGGCGCGCCATGCTCCACTCATGCCGCCACTGCCTGTGACTCAAGGCAGCGACGGCTTTTTCGATGCTGGGGGCGTGTAATGAAGCCTCTCAAGCTGGAAGACCACTCAGAAAACTACATCGCATGGGGCGTGGACCGGGAAGCCGATATTGATAGCCCGGAGTCGGTACGTTACGCCTGCGAAGTGGCGCGGCGACATGTGGACCTTTACGAGTCGTTTGTGGCGCCGGTAGGGCTGGTCGACCTTCGCAGCGGCCAGGCCGAGCCAGGAATCTTGGAGAAGATACACCTGATGCGAGGCCAGATTGAGGCGCTGGGTGGTGACCCGGAGGCTGGTGGATATGCCCAGCTTCCACCAGCCCACCTGGTAAGCGCAGAGGTTGCACAGCGGATTCTGGTCTACCTCAGAGAGGAGCTAGGGCGTGGACTTCTTCAAAAGCAGCGAGGCCGAAGCAGCGGCCAAAAGAGACGGGTGTAGTTGTGGCTGCCACTTTGGCTGGGCAAGGCTGACATGGTGTCAAAAATGCGGCGTGAAGCACGGCAAACTCTTGGAACCTGCCGACACTGCTGTCTCTGCCGAGACTGCGAGCCAGCCTGCGCCTGCTTCGGAAACAAATCGTCAATGGAGTCTATTCGACGAATAGGCAATACCGACAAGCAGCTTGTGCTGGACTTTGCAGCCGAGCTGAGAGCAACGCAAGAGCTAGAAAACGATCCAACAAGGGGGCGTAGGGGGCAACCGTAAATGAGACCCACCCACGTCCGTCCCGCCCAGGTTTCCCCTGGGGAGAAGTCAGGGGTTCGGGCTGCAATCGCCCGACGCACCTGGAGAAGGCGCCCGGCAGGATGGCCATAACGCTCATGGGGTGTTGAGACCCCTATTCACCGGGAAGTCCACTATCCAGCTCTGTGAAGAAAAGAGGAACCGCGGCCGAACAACAAAGTAGGCGCGGTGACGCGAAGCGAAGCGACGGCGGCTCCGTTGGGGGTAACCCGCTTCCCGCGCGCCCCCGCTCCCGACAAATTCACGCCGGGGGTTTGGGGGCGCTCTCTCTCTGGCCCACCATTGGGAGTAGGGTAGGAGCCGCTCTCTGGCCCACCATTGGGAGTAGGGTAGGAGCCAACGCGTGCTATACTTCCTTTTTGATGATCCTTCATGGGGGCGATATGACCAATGACGGTTGGCAGACACCGCCAGAGCTTTGGGCTGCGATTCAGAGGGCTTTCGGCCCGATCATTCTAGACCCGTGTACTACCTCTGATAACCCTCTTGGGGTTCCCAGGTATTTCACGGAAAGAGATAACGGTCTTTCCCAGGACTGGAATGATCGTTTCTACATGAATCCCCCCTTCTCCAGGCTTACGGATTTCACTCGCAAGGCTGTGTTCGAGAGCCACAAGTGGAATGTGACCGGGATCGGTCTACTTCCTGCAAGCCGGGAAACTCGTTGGTGGCGCATGTGGGTTCGAGACGTGCATGCCCTGGTTTGGGATCTACCAGCTCGGGTGAGGTATGTGGGGGCAAAGAGTGGTGCCAGGTTTTCCAGCGTGATTGTCGTCTGGCCCGGTGGGCTTGGGCAGTGGTGGAGGTGAGCGGTGGTGTTAGATCGTTTCATGTTCCGGGTGGGGTTACCCAGGAAGCGTTGGGCGGCTCCGTGGCGAGTAGCGATCTGGAAGGTGACGGGGTTGTGGTGGTGGGGGGTGATTCGGTTTGCCTGGGAAGTTGGGAGGCGGAGGCAGAAATGAGCTTCGTACGATGGAGAAGAAACCTGCTTTGTCCAGCGTGTGGGGGCCATGAGCAGCTAGCCAGGGGAAAAGGGGTGCGTTGCTTTGGGGGTTATTACCGCGACGGAAAGTATTTTTGTTGTACTCGGATGGAAAGCCCTTGGCCTACCAATCTCGGCTGGCGGCACCGGAGCGAAGGTGCCTGTTCTTGCGGGGTGACGCACAAGGATCAAGAGGCCCCGGCCGCGAGACCAGGACCAAGGCCGAAGCTGGTTCGCCTCCCCAAGGCTGAAGACCGGCCAGATCATTCTGGCTGCAAAGTGGTGGAGCTGCCGCGCAAATGCACCGTTTTCCCGTACCGTGGGCTGGATCGCACTGTCCGCTACATGAAGGTCAAAGTCGGGAGGGAAGGACGGAAGGATGTGTTCTATGTCCACAGCCACGACCGCCGGAGCGAGATCATGTACGCCGGCCGAGGCGGCCCCGAGATTCCTTATCGCCTGCCGGAGCTCCATTCGATGACCGGCCCTATTTTTGTGCCGGAGTCAGAGCTGTCGGCGGACAAAATCATTGCTCTCGGATACCGCGCGACCGCGAACCATTCAATCCGGAGGGCAAACCTGGTGCTCTTGCCGGACGCTCCATTTATTTTGATGCCGGATTATGATGAGGCCGGGATGTTGCTTGCTCATCACGCGTCTCGGTTGTTGGCGGCGGATGGACGCTGGACGTGCAAGTTCTTTTCCCCGTGGCTCTCCATGGTGCGTCTCCGGCGGGGCTACGGGGCCGACAACTGGATCGATGATGTCGGGCCGGATCGGGCCAAAGAGACACTGGCCCGCGGGATTGCTGAGCTCATTCCAAGAGGTCTGTGATGAGCAAGGGAAATAGAAATACTCGATACCGGGCCGGCGCGGACTTCGAGCGAGAGGTGCTCTTGCTTATGAAGACGTGGCTGCACAAGAAGTACAAAGTGCTGATCGAGGGCATCAGGTCGGCCGGCAGCAAAGGGATCCGAGACCTGGTGCTGATTCACAGGAACAAGGCGGTGCCGGTGGTCTGGTACATAAGCTGCAAGCGCAGCGGCGAGATCGCGCCGCAAGAAAGGCTCATCCTGCTGCAAACCTGCAAAGCAATCGGGGCGAAGCCGGCGCTGGCCTACCGGCTAGAGGTTGGCCCCTTTAAGTGGCAGACCCGCCTACGGTTATGGGATTACGAAGGACAGGTCAAAATGGACATTGACCTGAAGTCAGAGTTGGGCATGGTCAGGAAGCTGCCGGAGCGCAAGCCGCCCCCGAAGGGGAAGCCCCGGCGTCGCAACAGGGCGACAACCGCCCGGTACCAGCTCAGCAAGAGCGACTGGCGTATGTTTAAGCGTATGAGGGACTTAATAGCCGGGCCAACCGGCGATCTTGTGGGGCCCTCGCCGATTGCAGCCAGGCGGCCCGAAGAGGTAGAATAGGAGGGTGGAGCCGAACGGAGGGTTTCATGGAGATGGCCGGGTACGAGCAAAATCACCTGGAGGACGCGGATGCCTATGACATCGCGCAGAACCAAGCCAGAGGTCGAATCGGTTACAGGGCCGACGAGCGCCGCAGGAGAGTTGCGGTCTATGTTGGCGCGCGCCCGGCGCTGGAAAACGAACCCCATCGAGGCCGTGGACTACGTCATGGAGCGGCAGGGGGTCTTGCTCCAGATTCTGTATAAGGCTGTTGAGCGCGGCGCCGCGAAGGGTGAGTCGTCTCCATCGCTGCTCAGGGCGATTCAGTCTTTCCAGGAGCTGGCGGCCGTCTTTGCCGAGGTGGCATCGCGTGAAACGGAAGAAGCCGAACGTCGAACGCCTGCAAAGGTTCGCAAGAGCATTCCAAAAGCTGCCCCAGGAGCAGCGGGAGGGGCCCCGCCAGGTGCTGGAGCACGAACGGGAAATGGCACTGGAGAAGTGGGCGAAGGATCCTTACCTCTTCCTGAGAGCGACGGACCCGATGACTGGTCGACCCATTATTTGGACCAAAGATGAACGGGACCGACACCAGCCGGTCAAACCTTTCCCTGCCAACAAGCCCCACTTGCAAGCCTGGATCGAAGACCTTCAGGCCCACGAGATTATTCTGTGCGACAAGACTCGCCAGCTCATGTTCTCGACCGCAACGCTTCTCTACGGCCTGCACCAGTGCGCCTTCGTGGATGCGCGCCGGTACGTGCTAAGCAAACAAACCCAGGAAGGCGCATGCGAGATGATCGCGGACAAGCTCCGCTTTCCCGTCTCCCGAATGCCTGAGTGGCTCCGGAAGTGGATGGGGGTCAGCGAGGCGCCGGAGCACCGAGTGAAGTTCAAGCGCACCGGCTCTCTCTTGGTGGGCGTGCCGGAGAACGTTGCGGACCGGGCGGCGCGCGGGATCACGGCAAGCTGCGTCATCATCGATGAGGCCGCAAGACAACCGTTCCTGGAGCGGATCTTTGCGGCTTGTATCCCGCTGGAATGCCAGATCATCGCGATCACAACCGCGGAGCTCGGGAACCCCGGGGCGAGTTTCTTTCTGGAGATGCTGGAACGGGAGGAGAGAACATGATGTGGACGATTCAGCGATTGGTTGAGCGCTTGATGGGGGCTTGTGCGAGGCAGTGCTGGTTGTGGGGTCATATGTGGGCGTGGGATCCTGACAACAGCTTTCCTGTGGAGGCCCCGGATTTGTTGGTCGAACAGTGCCAGACTTGCCGGCGCACCCGCGAGCGCAGGATCGAGAGCGACCATGGATGCGGCCGCACCGGGTAAGGTGGCAGAGGGGGGCGTAGCGATGAGTGGACCTGCTCAGCCGGTTCCAGGCTACACCCGCCGATTCAATAGTCGGGGTTTCTTGATTGTAGAGGCGGACCGCTGGTGCGACCCAAGCCATGATGCCGAATGGGAGCGGCGCGTCCGCCCGAAGTACACGGAGCGGGCCTGGCGGCGCGAGCAGTGCAGGGACTGGACTGTAGCCAGCGGCGAATCATTCTACCCGGAGTTTGCCTCGGTAAGGGATGTTTGCGTAAGGACCATTTCAGCCCTGCCGATGGGGAGCACCGTTGTGCGCGGCTGGGACTTCGGGTACAAGCACCCGGCCTGTGTGTGGATTGTCCCGAGCTCGAACGGGCATGTGGGACTGCTGCGGGAAATTATGCCGGCAAACATCAACTCCCATAACTTTCGGGATCTGGTGAGGTATCTTTCCGGTCAGCTTGATCTGTCCGACCTGTACCAGATGAAGCGCGACCGGGCGATAGAGGTTGTGGATCAAATCCACAGCTCAAAGCGCTGGCGGTACCCGAAACCCCCGTGGTTCGAGCCGGGCATGCGGTTTGTGGACTATGCCGGCCACGAGGCGCTTCAGACCCGATCCATCGAGGGTGAGTCACGGGAACGAAACGAGGTCGAGGTTCTCCGGTCCGGCGGGATCCACCTTCAGGCACTGGCGACCCGTATTTCTGCTCGTGAGTATGTCTGGCGCCGACTGATGATGGTATGGGAGGACGGGATGCCGGGCATGTTCATTGACCCAGCCTGCACACTGCTCATCGAGGGTCTTGGTGGGGGCATCGTCTATCCGGAGGCAACTAATTCCAACCCGGAGCCCACCGACCCGAAAAAGGACGGATTTTACGAACACCTGCACGAGGCTGCCGGCTACGCGCTGATCAACGTGGTCAAGGTGGCCGAGAACCCTCCGGCCGAACCGGCGCGGCGATCCTGGGCGGGCAGGCTGGCCGTATCCGTCCAGGCCGACGAGGCGAATTTCGGGTTGCCCCGGTGGTAAGGGTTGCAGTAAAATCGGGGAGGTAGCGGCCGAGTGAGTGTGGACATCACGCCAGCCTCATGCGCTGGAGAACTGGGTTCGATTCCCGGGGCCGCCTCCTAAAGATCGGGGGAGCATGGACCATCCTTTGTGGGCCTACGCGTTGATGGCCGCCAAGCCGGCACTAATTGTAGTACTGGCCCTGTGTGTGGAGGTGCGAAGATGGCGAGTGTAAACGAAGACGCTCGGATCTACCTGGACCGAATGGTCGTCCAGTCTGAGGCTTTGAGGAAGAAGCTGGCCCATCCCGAGGCGCGGCTGGATCGTGAGCGCGTGGACCAGCTTTTTGGGACCGTGGCGGACCTCTACGTGCTGCTGGGCGACCAGAGATCGGGGCGGTAAAAATGAACACGCGATACGAGCGCGGCCTGCTGCAAGTAGGTGCGTGGGCGGCGGCCTTTCCAAGGCTCTTCAGGCTGGCGCAGGGCATTCAACAGTACGAGGGTTGGCGGCCGGGCAGTGTGTCGTTTCGGCATAACAACCCTGGCAATTTGAAACGGGACGGCAGCATGCAGGTATTTGAGACGGCCCTTGACGGGCTTGCGGCGCTGTGCCTGGATCTATGGTTCAAGGCATCTGGCAAGTCTGAGGTGGTCCCTTACCAGGCGTCTCTGTTGCAGGCGATGGAGGTCTACGCCCCTCGTAGCGACTACAACGATCCGGAAGCTTACGCGGCGTTCCTGGCCAGCTACACGGACGCGCCAAGGGGAACTGCTACAAAGATGACGTGGTTTCTAGGGTGGTAGCTCATGGCCATTGAAGCGCTTGGCCGCGTTGGCGACGAAAAGCACGACAAGCTGGTTCAGAAAATCTATCTTCAGGACCAGTGGGCGGCAGACAAGCTCAAGCCCTACTTTCGGCAGATGGTAAGAAATTGGCACATATTCTTCGGCGATATGAAGGAGTACGACTGGAGGCAGGAACACGAGAAGTCGTGGCGGGCATTCATCTTCCCTGGGTGGCCCTATTCTTCTGTGAGTTCCCAGGTCGCTGTGATGTCGGAGATCCTCACGTCTCAATCCCCGATCATTCAGCCTGACGCCGTCGGCACCGAGGACGAGGAAGCCCAGGGTAAGATGACGGCGCTTTTTGATCATATCCTTCGGAAAAACCGTTTTCGGTCCAAGCTGGACGTGTCGCTGATGGAGAGTGGCGTACAGGGAATGGCGGTTCGCAAGGCGGTTTGGCGAAAGCGCTCCATGCGGCTTGTGTACCAAGCGACCGAGGACGAGCAGATCGCTTTCGACAAGGCTGTGATCGAGGCGATGGCCAGGGGCGCTCCGCCGGCGCCACCGCTTGGGCAGACCCGCGACACCCGGTATGGCCAGGTGGACGCGGATGGTAACCCTCTTGGCCCGCAAGCCGATGCTACGTTGACCGATTTTCTGCTCTGGCGTGATTTAGTGAATCAGGCCGGCATCTATGGTCGGATTCCGGAGCCGCCCGTCAGCGGCCACCGCGAGGCGGTGCAGTACATGGGGCCTGGCTGGGAACACGTCTCGGTCTTCAATCTGCGCTGGGATCCTTTCGTTGACGAGCTCCAGGAATTCCCGTTTATTCATCAAATCAGCGTCAAGCCGCGCGCCTGGGTGATGGCGCGCACCGGCGCGGGGCCGGAGTTCCCATACGACCCGGAAAATGTGGAAGCCGCTCTCGGCGGCTTTGCTTCCGGCGAGGACCGGCTGAACGACTACCAAAAAGAGCTGGCTCGGTTGATGGGGCTTACTCCCGATATGGAGGGCGGTGAGCAGGATCCACGATATCAGAAACGAGTCTTGGTGAGGGAGGTTTGGCGTAAGGGCGAGGAGCACCCGTACCTTGTGATCCTAAACGACAAGGTAGCGGTAAATAAGAAAACGACCTGGCCTTACGAGCACCAGTTGTACCCCTATGGGTTCCTGCGCAACGTGTTGCTGCCCGGTGCCAGCGTCGGGCTCGCCGAGATGACGTTGAACCTGCCGATGTATCGGGAGTACGCCCTGCTTCGGTCGCTCAGAATTGACGCGGTAACGATGGCGGTGATCCCGATTCTTCTCCGTATGAAAGAAATTGGCATGCCGGATATCATGCGACGGCTAGTCCCCGGTGCGGTGCTGGATGTGATTCGCACCGACGGAATCCGTTCTTTCAACGAGAACATCAGGATCCCGGAGTCCATTTTCCGGGAGATTGACGATATCAAGTTCGAGACCGACGAGACGGCTGGTACCGGCGCAATGGTGCGTGGCCACGGCGCGAGGTTCTCGCGCACGACCGCTCGCGAGATTGAACGGACGACGGAGCGAGCCTTGGCACGGCAGAAACAGCGGGTTGCTAGGGTTGAGGATGACCTTTCAGAATTCCCTCAGCAATGGGCGGCCCTGTGTTATCAGTTTGCGCCAGCCGAATGGCGGGTACGGGTGACCGGTGAAGACCCGGGCAAAGATCCGTACCAAACGTATAGCAAGCTGGACTTCATTGAGGCGCTGGAGGCCGACTATCGTTTTCGCGGTGCAACCGACACGGTCGACAAGGAACACAGAGCGCAGGTATTGGGGGAGTTGTACTCGCGCGCCGCTCAAGCGAAGGTCACAGCGCCGACCGAGCTCCGGGCAATCCTGCGCCGCATTTTTGAAACGTGGGGGGAGCGAGGCGTCCAGAAGATTTTTACCGAAGAGGGGGACGCTTACGTCAAGATGTTGGAACAGGCCACTTTGGCCCAAATGCAACAGGGCGCCGGCTCTGGAGGTCAGGGTGGGACAGCGTCCGGGGCGGGAGGGTAATGTGCAAGACGACATGGATTTGTTCGGAACGGCTGAGTACCAGCGGGCTGCCCTGGTGCGTGAGATCGCGAAACACCCGGGCATGGAGGCACTCAAGGATCTGCTTCGAGAGGCGCAGCGCCGCATCGGGGAGGCGGCCCTGGACGACAAGGATCATCCCCGGTCGTGGTGGCAAGGCTACCGAATTGGGCTCGGCCTTTCGGTCAGCCTTCTTGAGGAGCTGACCAACCTGGCCAACTTGGTGGACGAAACACGAGTCAGGCAGGCCGAGCGCGCGGCCAATGCACCGGGGAGTAGCTTGCTGGCTCAGACGTTGATCGGAAGGGGTGACATATGAGGGAGAAGCTGGGGTTGGGACATGAGGGCCTCGGGCCCTCTGGTGGCGGGGAAGAAACCGGATCGGTGACCTGTAAGGGGAGCGACGGCCGACGCTAAAATGGAGGATGTATGAAGCTGTTCGTCAGGGCGTTTCTTTTGGTGGTTTTGCCGCTGTTTCTTTTTGTGTCGATTGTTCGCGGGAGTCTTCGCCCTCTTCGTGCCTGGCTGAGAGCTTTTAGGTCTGGTACGTTTGATTCCTAGGGTGGAAATGACCGAGCTGAGGATAGTGCGGCCGAGCGGGTTTGCCGTCCGGGTCCGGGTGAACGACACGAGCGGTGGGCGGCGGCAGGTTGTGGCGGAGACGGTGAAGGTCAACAAGAAGACTTTGTGGGTGCGCCTGCCAGATGGTAAGATCGTCAAGCGCAGGTTTACGCGCGACGCCGGATAGGGATTTGTTGGAGGAAAGCAAAATGCCACTGGGTGGATTGTTCCCCTACCAGCAAGACGATAACCCTGTGCTGCGCCCTATGAGGCGCATGTTCGATGCGATTGCGGCCCAGGTGGGTCGGTCGACCCAGGGTGCCGAAGCGCAAGCTCGGGGGTTTGTTCCGGCCGCCGACCCCGAGCGCCAGAACGCACAAATTGGAGGGCTGGCTCATATCGTTGCAAACGTGATGCGCAAGGGCGCCACCGGTTACACCGGGGAAGACCTGCGAAACATCACGTCCAACCCGACACAGAGGAAGCAGTATCCTTTTCTGGAGCGGTACGATACCGCACCGTCTGCCGAAGAGGCGCGCGTCACTAGCGCCGGGAAAGGCCAGCCTGGCCTCAAGGGTGACAAAGCCATGCATGCTCTGGCGAACTACAAGATGGCAGAGCGGCTGGGGCCGCGGGCGGCCGAGGCGCTGGGCTATTTGCAGGAGCTGCCCACTGCCGTGTTGAACCGTCTTTCGGAGGGCAAGTTCAAGGGCGCTCATGGCTGGTCGGAGGAAGACCTCATTGCTAACGCTGTCGGCCGGAATGAGCAAGCCCGGGACAGGCCGGCGCTCAAGGCGAAAGAGGCCCAGGCGCTGCTTCGGTTGGTTAGGTACTTGGGCGGAGGCTCTTCCCCTCCGAGGAGGTAAAAGAACGAGATGCGGGTATACTTGGCTGGACCGATTACGGGATTGTCTTACAGAGGGGCGACGGATTGGCGCGACGCAGCCCGAGAGTGGTTTGACCGGCGGAACATCGTCGCGTTGTCGCCGATGCGGGGTAAGGAGTACCTTTCCGGCCTGCAAACCATTAGCGGCCACGGCAGGGAGTATCTGGACCTCGGACCGCTATCTGCTCCCGCAGGCGTGCTGTGCAGGGATCACTGGGATTGTTTTCGTTCCGACATCATCCTAGCGAACCTGCTTGGCGCAAAAGCTGTTTCCATCGGGACGGTGATGGAGATTGCTTGGGCGCACGCATATCGCAAGCCGCTCGTGCTGGTCATGGAGCCGCCGGGCGAGGGCAACCCTCATGACCACATGATGGTTACGCAGGCGGCCGCCTACCGCGTGTCGTCTCTTGAGGCGGCCTTTCAAGTCGTTGTGGCGCTTGCCGATCAGCTAACATGAAAAAGAAAACAAATCCCAAAGACCTGCTTGGTCTTGACAAGGTGCCTATCCTTGCCCAGTCGCCAGCGTCTATTATTTACGAAGCGCTGGGGATGTGGGACGGAACAAAAAAGTATGGACGCTACAACTGGCGAAAAAACAAGGTTGTGGCGTCAATCTACGTGGACGCGGCGTTCCGGCACCTCCTGGCCTGGTACGACAGAGAAGAGCTTGCCCGCGACAGCAAGGTGCCGCACCTCGGCCACGCCAAAGCCTGCCTGGGCATTCTCGCCGATGCCATTGAGACTGGGAACCTCGTGGACGACAGACCGCCAAGGGGCCGGGCCGGCGAGCTGTTGGAGAAGTGGAAAAGGAGCAAGAAGAAATGATTTTACCAGAAGCGATTACCCATGTTGTCTACCACGACAATTGCATGGACGGCTTTGGTGCCGCGTGGGTTGCATGGCACTTCAACCGGGAGCTGATTTTCATTCCGGCGCAGTACGGAAACCCGCCGCCCAAGTTGCCGGAGGGCGCCGTTGTGGCGTGCTTGGATTTTTCATACCCGCGAGGGGTTCTGAGGCGGTTAAGGCAAAAAGCCAGGGTAGTGGTGGTTGACCACCACGCTACCGCGGCTGAGGACTTGCAAGGCGAGCCAGACGTGGTGATGGACATGGAGCACTCGGGTGCGGTGCTCGCGTGGGGTTACTTTTTTCCGGACCTCGATTTTATACCGCCGATGCTTAGGTACATCGAAGACCGTGACCTGTGGAAGTTTGCGTTGCCGGACAGCGCCGATATTAACGCCTTCTTGCAGTCTTGGCCGAAGAACTTTCCCTTCTGGGAGGTTGGGATGAACGCGACCACCGTAGAATACGCCGCCCAGCAAGGTAGGTCTTGCCAGCAAATAAAGCTGCGAGGGGTTGAGGCGCAGTACCCGGCGTTTCTCCATCGGTTTGTCGGTGGAAGGATGATACCGATGGCGAATTGTAGCCTCTACTACAGCGAGCTGTGTGACATGTACCTGGATCAGCACCCCGAGGAAGAGGTCGCTGGCTACTTTTTCCAGCGCGGGGACGGATTGTGGCAGTTTGGGTTGAGGTCTCGGGGGGATTTTCACTGTGGCGACTTTGCCAGGCAGTTTGGTGGTGGAGGTCATGCCCGCGCCGCTGGCTACGTGCGAGCATGGTCGCCGTGGTCACAGTTCCCTGGAATGTACTACCCGGCAAGCTCGGCAGGCTCTTGCCTGCCAGAGGGTAAGATCGTCAAGCGCGGATTTACGCGCGACGCCGAATAGGGATTTGTAGTGTAATGGCGGTGCGTATTCTCAAGGCCGGCAGTTTTCTGGAGGTGACGTTTCCCTACAGCGAAGTTGCGGTTCGGCGCTTTAAGGCGTCGATCCCGGTCAGAGCCTGGAGCAAGGAAAAGAGGGCATGGCGAGTGCCGGTTTACTGTTCCACTCACGTGCTCCGGTTGTTTCCTGGTGCTGTGATTGAGGACAGCGGTGAGCGGGTGGGCCTTCTCCGAGACCTCGACCCGCAGCGCTGGGAGGCTGTGACGTGTGAGTGGGGTTGCCAGTTGATGGACTTCCAGACGAAAGGCGTTGCTCGACTCTCCCAGCACGACAGCGCGCTACTTGCCGACGAGCCTGGCCTAGGGAAAACGATTCAAGCAATTGTATGGGCGTCTTGCAAGCGTGTTCCGGGACGCAACGTGGTGGTGGCCCCGTCCGTTGTTAAGTGGCATTGGAAGAGAGAAATCACGCGTATGCTGGGTGATGCCCGAGTGTTGGTTCTTGGGAAAACCGGCGAGTGGCCGAAGATCCGGAGCAACGCGTGGGACTGGCTGGTTGTGTCGTATGATCTCTTGGCCAGGCAAGAAGTGTACGATGTGCTCAAGGAAGAAACAATCGCGCACTTCGTGCTGGACGAGGCGCATTACATCAAAAACACGGGCGCCAAGCGGTCTAAGGCGGCTATCAGGATTGCTCGCCGGGCAAAACGCGTGCTCGCTTTGACCGGGACGCCCATCCAGAATCGACCGATTGAGCTCATTGGCTTGCTGCGCGCGCTCGGGCGAATGGCGCCTGACGCAGAGTACGCATACAAATTTCGGTTCTGTGCGCCTCGGAACAACGGTTTCGGGTGGGACTACCGTGGTGTAAGCCACGCCGCCGAGCTTTTCCAGCTTCTTCAGCCGTTCATGGTCCGGAGGCTCAAGGCGGACGTTTTGAAGGAGCTGCCAGAGAAACGCTACACGGATATTGTGGTGGATCTGGACGATCTGGACCTGGATAGCTATAAGGGCCACGAGTCTCACATGATCCGGGTGATGAAAGAGAAGAAGCTCACGCAGGCCGACAAGAACGCCATGCTTATGACTCTGCGGCGCATCTCCGCGCTTGGCAAGGTTTCGAGCGCGGTAGACATCTTGCAGCGGGAGCGCAACGAGCCTGGTCTGTCCACTGTGGTGTTCTGTTCGCACGTGGAGCCGCTTCGCCTATTGGCGAAACACTTGGGGAGCGCTGTGGTGTTAACGGGTGAGACGGCCCCGGGCGAGCGCGACAAGATGGTTCAGATGTTTCAGGAAGGACATGTGAGGTTCGCGCTCTGCTCCACGATGGCGATGGGAACCGGTGTTACCCTCACGAGGGCCGATACGTGTTACTTTCTGGACCTGCCATGGAACCCGGCCGCTAAAGAGCAGGCGGAGGACCGGGTACACAGGATTGGGCAGGCGGGGAAGGTGCAGGTGATTCACCTGCTCGGCCGAAACACGATAGATGAGCGGATGGCCCGGATAATGCTCGACAAGCGGCGAATCATCGACTCCGCCGTTGATGGGATCGAGTCCGATGATGCTCCGGAGCAGTCGATGCTCGCGGCTTTGGAGGCTGAGCTCCAACAAGAGCAGCCGTGGTAGACCTGATGTGTTACCTCTTCAGGTAGCCTGAGGGTCGGTCCCGCCCGCCTTTCGGGCGGCCGCCCACCCGCCTTTTGGCCGGTGTGGGCGGCCACGATTGGTCAGGACCGAGGCGGGATTCCCGCCGGCAAGCCGGGCTAGCATCAGGGGCCGATTTGTGGCCCACTCTGCGGCCATACGGCATCTGATGCACCTGGTCGAGCGCGTGGGTTGGCCACATCCTGGGCAAGGGCCCTGGCGTGGGTCCGGGCCGGGCCTCCGGGCCAACCGGATTCTCCTTCGCAGTCTGAGCAGCCAGTTGCAGGCGTACAGGAGCAGGAGTCGCTTGCGGCCTGGCCTGGCGAACGTTTCCCGGCCAAGCTCCCCGCGATACCACTTCGGTAATAGCAGGTTCACTTTCGTGGATCCTGTGCTAGGGCTTCGGCCAGGGCCTTGGCGCACAGCGGGATCAGGCGCACTTGGATGTACGCCAGGAAGTTGCTGGGTGGTGGCCAGCACGCCCCGTCCCAAAGTATTTGTGGCGCGGGGCGCTTATCGGGAAAGCTGAAAATTCGCTTGAAAGCCGAGAACGGTATCGTCACGGATGCCATGGACGCACCTTCGCCAGGGCGTGGCGGGAAAGCCCAATGGAAGCCGGCGGCCTGGAGCTTGGCTAGATTGCCGGGGATCTTGTGGTAGTCTTCCCAAGTGTCGGCAACGGCGATCTTGAGAGTCATGGTTTCTCCTTGGTTTGCCTCCGGGAGGGGCTTGAGCCGACGCTTCTTATCCCGACCAACGGCTCAAGCCCTACCCGTAGACGACCGGGCTCATTCCCGGTGGGCGCCTACCAGCTTACGCCGCCTCGGCGATTGAGCGCCAGTCGGTCGGCGAGAGCTCGATGATATTCCCGCCGGCGCGCTCAAGGGTGGTAGCGAGCTCGTAATCGTCTGTGGTTTCGGCGGTAGCCGTGACAGCTTGGGCCAGCCCGAAGGCCGTGTAGTCTCCGCCCTTCGCCAGATTGGTCAAAATCCCCTTCCCGGTGCTCTGCGGCAGGTCTAGCACCTGGATTGTGCGCTCCACGATCTTTCCAACGTCGTCGGAAACCAACGCCTTTTCCTTGGCCTGGATCAGCCGGTTTAGGGTTGGTCGGAACGAGGTCTCAGAGAGCGCCGCCCGGGTAACGTCTTTCACCTTCGCCCACAGTGCCGCGTCGTCCAGGCGGCGAGTGGGATCCGAGAATAGCTCGTACACCTCGTCCGCTTTGTCCGCGCCGGAGCCAAGGTGGTACTGGCGAAGCGTCGCGCCGGCGATCATGCCGTTCGAGCAAACCAGCCGGTAGACCATCTGTTCGATCTTCAGTGCACCGTTGCCAAGCTCGGAGTTGGAAATCACAACTCCTGGGTAGCAGATGTCGCCTTTGGACACTTCACCCGAGACGCGGGGCGTGACGGCCTTGAGGTAGAGCCTGGTCTCTGTGATCTGGCAGGATTCGACCTTGGCACCGGCTTCCTGCAAGATGGGAATGGCGGATTCGACCAGATCGTAGTTGTCCAGTGGCCGATACCGCCGCGAGAGGATGGCCCGGATGTTGTTGTCCAGTGTCCTGAGCATTCGGGTTTCATTCTTGCGGTGAAGCCAGGAGTTGATGTTCGCCGCGCAGAGCGCCGGGTCTTCGTTCAGCATGCGGTCATAGTACGGTTTTGGGATTCCGGCGTACTGAGCGAGTTGACTGTGCGCCCACGGCGTGAGTCCGTGTTCGGGCATGGCGGCGGAGGCGGCAAGGCTGATGCCGGTTCCGCTGGTCGCCGGGGCGAAGGCTAGATCGCGGGTTGGTGCGAGGTAGTCTCGCTTCGCCGCGCGCTGGCGCTCTAGCTCCTGAGCCAGTGCAGTAAGACCCTGTCCTTGATTCATAGGTTTTGTCTTCGCTTCGCTTCAGGCCGGTTGCCGGGGAACCCTCAGGTTCCCCGGGTTTCTCAACCGCGCCGCGAAGCGCTCCTTGTTTCGGCCTGCCTCATCGGCGGGGGCGCGGCCGTAACGATCCCCCGGACCAGGGAAGGCGATGTCCTCCCTGGTTTCGGCTGACAAGAAGCGGGGCTTCATTTTGCGTGTCCTTTTTCCGCCCATGCTGGGTCGCCGGTGACGTAGGCGATTGCGTGCCGGAACTCATGAAGCAGCACCTTTGCTTTTTCCCGATGGCCGGCGACATACCAGATCACCGCGTAGGGCTCGCCTGTCTCGCGGAGCACGTAGGCGGTTGTACAGCCCGCTGGGTGGCGGGAGTCAGCGCACTCGTCGCGGACGAGTACCCGCTTGACGTGGATTCGGGAGAGCGCTACCGACCATAACCCAAGGCTGATGCCGGAACCGCGCAGTGCCTTGATGGCGGCGAGTCTGATTTCGTGATCGTCACCAGCGGCGGCGGGGGAGACAGAAAGGCCGACCTGCCGGCCGGAGCCTGTGAAGGTTTCGCAGCGGGCGAGCTCGACCGTGGAAAAGAAGACGTAGACGGCCAGGATTTTGGTGGACAGTCTCATGTTACTCCTTCTCGGGCCTCGGCGGGCCCGTCTTGTGCAGAGGGCCTTGCTGTACGGCGCTCACGAAGAGGGCGAGGAACAAGGTCGCGTCGCAATCCGGGCAGCAGGCGACGTAAGCATGTCCATGGGTGCGGCAGGCGAGGTCAGACTTTTGGCTGGTTCCGCTGGGGGCTCCCGTCACGGCTAATTCTTCTTCGCTTCCCTTGTCCATCTGGTTTACCGCCTGTCCTTGTGTCGCTTCAGCTTGCGGCGGTCGGTGTTGGCGATCCCCGAGGCCTTCGCTAAGATGATTCGCGTGCAGCCTCTGGCTTCCTGTTCTAACTTCGGGCGCGTCCACTCTTGCAGGAGCAGGTCTGCAATGAATTCAGACACCTGCTGTCCGGCATCCATTTTGTAGTAGGCTTCCCAAAAAGCGCGGCCCAGTAAGGCTCTGTCATTTGCGGTGGGGAATGCTGGGCAGTCGGTGCCATCGGTGCATTCCACATGCTCACAGCTCAGGCCGTCATGAGTCCATTCGATTGTTATTGTCATTGTTGTTTCTTCCTTTCAGTTCTGTTGAAATGCGCGCAACCGTACGGCAGGTGCTTGCTCCCCGCAACGCTCAGCGCCTCCCCTGGTCGGCCCGGTATTCCTGCTCTGCCTCGCGCCAGGTCTCGGCGTTCGAGGCTCCGGCCTTCTCCGGCGAGAGCGCCTTCTTGTAGATGAGCCACCAGGCCGGACCGCGAAGGACCGAGTGGGCCTCGCAGTAGGTGCGTCCTTCTTTCACGAGCTGGCAGTTTCGATGCGCTTCAAAGGGCGTCTGGCAGATGGCGCAGGTGACCACGATCAGGTTGCCTTTGGGATAGCGCTCCAGCGGGAAGGCCCTGAGAGCGAACGGCTCGTCTATGAGCTTTTCGGGCGAGTCAAGGATGATGGTGCGGCCGTCATGGTCTTTCTTAATCACGTAGCGCCATCCTTTCGACGCTGGCCCCTGGCCGAAGCTTTCGAGCGGGACCGGGCCAGAAGCGGTCAGGTAGTGAGTGAAGCCCAGGCACCTCCTGGCATATTCGATGACTTCCTCTCGGCTCATTCTTGGCGTGGTCATAGCCTGTTCCATTGCCTGTTCCATTGTCGGTCTCCTTTCCAAGGTTTACTGGGCCGCCACGAGACTTGCGGCGCTGACAACGAAGACGTCGCTGACAACGAAGACGTCTCCAAGGTTTACTGGGCCGCCACGAGACTTGCGGCGCTGACAACGAAGACGTCGCTGACAACGAAGACGTCTCCAAGGTTTACTGGGCCGCCACGAGACTTGCGGCGCTGACAACGAAGACGTCTCCGGCGGGGGCCAGAAAGACGACCTGCTTGAGCTCCCCTGTGTGCCTGTCCAGGGCAGAGAAGGAGCGTTCCTTCTTGCTTGTTGCCTTGACCAGGGTGTTGCCGGATTTGGTTTGCTTGAGTACCACGTGCACCCCCATCCATTCGCAACCGACGAAGAGGAAGTGCGCTCCGGAAGGGAGGACCGCGAGATGAACCGAAGGGGTAGCCATTGCTCCCTTGCCTCCTACCCCTAATCTACTATTTTTTTTTCCTCTTGTCAACCGCAAATTGTAGGCCGCAACAGGGTTTTGGCGATAACCTATTGTGGTCCGTGGCGGCTGTGCCAGCCGCCGGCCGGACAAAAGCCTCGACCTGCGGCCCTGGCCTGCCAGTGATCTGCCCGTGTCTTTACCCCCTGGCGGCCGCTTGCCTCAGCGCCCCCATCCCGGGTGCGGTGAGAGAGGGGGAGGGCTTCCCGCCCTCTTCGAGGCCCCCAGCCCCCCCCAGGCCCCACCAGGGCGTGGTGAGAGAGAGGGAGGGGATCCCTCTCTCTCGCCGGCCTGGCGTGTGGCGGCGCGGCGCGCGCTAAGTGGCTGAGTGGCTGGCGAGTGGTAGAGGCCGAGCCGGCGGGAAGTGGGGGTGAGTGGCTGGCCGCTCGCCCGGGCCGGGCCGGGTACCGCGAAACCGGCTCGCCCTCGCGCGCGCGCGCGAAGGAGGGATGCCCCTCTCACGGCGCTCAGGAAAAAATATAGAAAATGTGAGACCCTTGTGTGGAACTGTGGCAAGCAAAGGGCTTACAAGAAGGTTAATTAGTTAAACCCAACTTAAAAGTCATTGAGATGCGGGACGTGGTGGTGTAGAATTGCTTCAGGAGGTGATTGATGGCGAAGATGCTGAGCAAGATCATTGTAGCCAAGCGCGGTAAGCTTGTGCCAGGGCGAGACTTCGTGGTGCAGAATGGTCAAGCTTGGGTTGTAGAGCACGAGAGGGCAATTTCCGCGGTCGAAAGCGAGTATCGTCTTGTGAGGGAAGAAGCGGAGCCGGTCGGGGCGTCAGAAGAGCGGGAGCCCTCAGTGGTGGATGCGCTGAACGCCGCGGCGAGTGCTGTGAAAGCGACTGCGGATGAATTGCGCGAGGTTGCCAACGGGCTTGGCGGGGTGAAGCAGAAACTCGACTGGATAGAGGTTGAGGTGAAGATGATTGAGCGGCGACTGAGTCAGAATTGGTGGCAGAGGTTGTTCAGGGGGTAGGCATGTGGATCATCCCGAAGCAGCTTCCTGACGGGGCTCCAATGGTTCCTTACGGGACCGAGTTTCCAAACCAGAACATTGAGCCATACGAAGGCTGGCCGTTCTACAGGTTGGATCTGAGGAAGTGGTATGTGCTGAGCGGCGGGGTTTGGACGCCGATAGGCGGGGCCGGGCTGACGGTGAAGGAAGCGGATGGGGTGCCGAGTGTAAGCGGGGTTGAGGCGATCGAGGTAGATCAGGCCACGCTCGGGCTGATAGACCTGGGCGGAGGGGCGGTGTCGATAGACACGGCCCCACTGGTGGCGTGGGCAAAAGACAGGGAAAACCCGGCCAAGTTTTACAGGTATTTCACTCATCACCTTACCCACCAAAGTGACCCACAATGGGGTGTAAGCCTAGCTGGCTCAGGATCGTCGGTTTCACAGGTGAGCACGACTCCGACGAGACCTGGTGTTACTCAACTCGCCACCGGAACGACAAGCACTGGCAGGGCTCAGTATCTAACAAACAGCTCCGGGACATCGTTCTGCTTTGTTCTTGGGCAAGCAGGAGAAACCTTCATGGAGGCCGACATCAAAACAGATCCGAACCTTTCGGATGGTACAGATAGGTACAGGCTTTATTTTGGCTTTGGAGACAATGCTGGCGCTGATATAGGGGCCAACGGCATCTTCTGGTATTATAGAGATGACGTGAACGGTGGAAAGTGGCAGGCCAGGGCTAGGGACAACAGTGTTGAAGCCACCCCCGTAGATAGCGGAATTACCGTAGCGGCAGATACCTATTACAGGTTGAAAGTCAGTATTCCGGCCGGGGGAAATTCTGCTAATTTGTACATCGACGACGTTCTGAAGGCTACGTTCAGCAGCGGCATTCCAGACAACACGCGAAATTTATTTATGATTTGGGGTATCTTAAAATCTCTAGGCTCCAATTCCAGAACTTGCCTCATTGATTGGTTCAGATTTCAAATTGGGGTGACCAACTTGATTCCGTAGTGGGGGTACCCATGGTGATTTTCGTGGTTTCGGCGAGGCCCACTTTTGGAAACGCGGGCAGGGTGGCCCTTGAGCTTGATTGCAAGGCGGTGGATCCTGGTATTGAGGGCGGCGAGCGGGAATTCGCCTTCTACATGGAGCTCACGGAAACTGACGCGAAGGCGGCAGCAACACTGGATAGCCGAATAAAAGCAGTGGTAGTGGCGGAGGCTTCTGAGCTGGGGGTCAACGCGGTCGTTGCGGACGTGGTGAGGTTGTAATGGGCAGGGTGTTGCTGGTTTTGATGCTGGCGTCGACCGCTTGTCCTGTGCTGTGGACGACCCACACGTCGCCATGGGAGCGTGGCATCGAGCCCTGGATGAGGATCTGGTGGCATGATGCACAGAACGAGTTGTCCCAGTTGCCGGGCATCAAAGGTGACGTGTTTGGCGTAAAGATTGACGGCTTTATGTTTGTGAGACGCGAAGCACCCTTTCGATGTGGTCCGGTGGAGGAGGCCGTAGGGTGTTTCTTGCCCGGCATTTCCACGATCTGGTGGTACGCCGGAACGCCGGGGGTAATCAAGCACGAAGCCCAGCATGCCATCCTTTGGAAGCTGGGCGACAAGAGATGGAGCTGCTTCGGACACACCGGAGAACCCTGCCCTCCTGAGTAATTCTTACTTGACAGCGTAATTCCTACACTGTAAAATCTTCCTTGTTGGAGCACGGGCATCAGCCTGTGTGGGGAGGGCAAGAAATGCCTGACGAGAGCAAGAACCAGGTTGTTCCAGGCGCGGCTGGCTCGGACCAGTCCGGAGGCGACGACGTAGACCTTGGTTTTGGACGGACCGGATCGACGGATTCGGACCTCACGGGCGACGGCCCGGAAGCCGGGGACGAAAGCGGCGCCGCGGGTAGCGGAAAAAGCGAAGACGCGCAGGGAGACGGCGGGAAGTCCGGTTCCACTGGACCGGAGGCCGGGCAAGGACAGGCTGCTGGAAGGGCGGAAGGTGGCCGCCCGCGAGATGCCCAGGGCCGGTTCGTTGCCACGACCGCGGACCAGGCCGGATCGGGCCAGACCGGAGCTGAGAAGTTTGTCTTTCTTGGCCAGGAGTTCGATAACATCGCTCAGGCCGAGCACCAATGGAGAAGCTACTTTGGCTCGGTCAAGCAATGGCAGGATCGACACGACGCCCTGAAAAGACAATACGACGAGCTACAGGCGAGACTCGACAAGCAGGAACAGGGGCCCCCGCCGGAAAGCCATGGTCCTTCAGCCGACGCGAAGGCGACCGCCGCCCAGACAGGGAAAGACCTGGGGGCGTTTGCCGAGTTGGTGGACTACGACCTGCTCCAGGAAATCTATGACGACCCGAGCCTGGGGCCGAAAAGGGCCTTTCAGTACATGGCCATGAAAGTGGACGAGTATCTGAAAGGGGCGAGGGAGGAATGGCTGAAGCCGCCCGACCCCGACCCGCGGCTCGACCGGGTTTTTAAGGACCAGGAGCAGCAGGAGCTGTTCGTTGAGACTGTCCAAACTTTCGAGCAGCTCCAGGCCAGACGAGATTCGGCCGGGAATGCCTTGTACCCGAGACTCGCTGACGCTGACTTCGCGTCAAGAGTGGCAAGGCTTTACCTCGAAGACGCAGACCTGCGGAGTCGAGGGGTGTACGGCGCGCATCTGGCCTACCTGGACGCAGAGAATTGGGAGCGCTACATGGCAAGGGACATCAAGGCTCACAAGCCTGGAGCCGCCTCGACGCCGGTGAACGGCGAGGCCCAGGCCGGAGCCGGCGCTTTCGCCAACGGTCCACCGAAACCGTCAACCGCAGAACCCCGGGATTACGTCATCTCCGGCTCCGATACTCCATCTCTTGTGACTCGCGGGAAGCCGCAAGACTGGATTGACCGCGAGTTTAACGAGCTTGAGGCGTACGCCAGGAGCCGTGGCGACGGAGTACTGGGCTTTTAACCCGCAGGATGTGACTCATGCCCGACGCAGCGATTCCCCGCGACGAGCCGACCATCGTAACTGGTGACCGGCTGGCGGACGACGGAGCGCTCAAGGTGGTCAAGGACGTTGAGGACCGGATTATCCGGATTTTCAAGTCCGCGACGCCTCTGATCGTTCTACAGAACATGGCTAACAAGACCCGAACGAGCACCTACTACAAGTACTCGTTCTTCGAGCGCGACCTTCAGCCTGACAAGCTGACCGTGGCCGCCGCGGGAGCGGCCGGCGCGACCAGCATTGCGTTCAGCACCAATGACAAGAACAAGGCCGCGAAGCACCAGGTGTACATGAACACCCGAACCCGGGAGCAGATTTTGCTCACCGAAACGCCGGCTTCCGATACCTTCGCCAACATCGCGCGAGCGATTGGCGGGGGAGGCGCCGACGTTGCGGTCGGTGACACGTTCGATTTGCAGGGTACCATTCATCCCGAGGCAGACGAGATTGGGGTGATCAAGAGTGTGGTTGAGAACGAGATTTTCAACTTCACCGAGATCCTCCGCGTGCCTGCGGGATGGAGCGGTCGAACGGGCAACACCGATTATTACGGCGGGCCGGAACCGAAGGAGCTCAAGTTCGATGCGATGCAGCAGATCAAGATTCGGCTTGAGCGGAGAGCGTTCTTCGGCAAGCGGCATACTCGGACCACGACCAACTCCAAAGGCAACACCGTCCTTCAGACGTTCTCGGGCGGCGCCGAGTTCTTTATCAAGTCCCACATTTGGGATTTGAACGGCAACCCGCTCACCGAGCGGGGGCTGGTCGAGTGGATGGAGGATGTGATGGCGCTCGGCGACAACGGGTACATCAATAGGGGCGGCGACGCCGTCAAGTGGCTTTTCGCGGGAAACTCGCTGATTACGGAAATTGAGTTTTTCGCCCGGGACAAACTGCGCTATGAGCCGCTTTCCAGCAAGATTGGGATGCGGGCTGCGCAGTTCAGCTCAACTCACGGGACGTTGAACATCATCAGGCAGCCTCAGTTCACCGGGAAGCACTCGGGATGGGGATTCGTGATGGATCTGGCCCACTTCAAGCGGGTCAATCACCAGGGCCGGAGCCTGAAGCTTTACGCGAACCGCCAGTCGCCGAGCTTCGACGGCGAAGAGGTCGAGTACATGGTCGATGCCGGATGGCAGCTTGAGAACCAGGCTGCGTTTGGCATCATCAAGAACCACAGGGTGCGGTCGTAAGGCCGGGAGGGAGGGTAGCAACATGAGAAAGCGAGCATTTGCACTTGCCGCGGCCCTCAGTCTTGGGCTGACCGCGGTGGTTTTCGGCCAGGGGTTCCTCGACAAGTTTTACGGGGATCGCTCGACCGTTCTCGGGAAGAGCATTACCGCCCTGGACACGAACGAAGCGCTTCTGGTGAAGTTTGCCGGAGCGAACAAGTTCGCCAAGTTGGCGGTGGACGCAACGACCGGGGATCTAACCTTCACGCAGGACGACACCGACGGCACCACGGCCTCGACAGAGCTGGAATGCCCTGTTTCCGGCGCGCTCGGCGGGATCATCGACGTTTCGCATGCCGATTGCGACACGTTGGGCGAGGTGTTGGACGTGATCAACAAGTCGGCTAGCTGGCGCGCTGTTTTGCTTGGTGCTCTGGCGGCCGACAGCTCGAACAACACGCTCTTCACCCAGGCCGCGACGCAGGATGTTCAAAAAGCAGAGGGACTCATCTTGAAGGGGGAGTCTACGGTTACCTTTGAGGTGAGCATCGCGCTCACGCAGTTCAAGAGCGCCGCCGACTACTTTGGTGGAAGCTCTACTCCGGGCCTTGCACTGGTTCCGTTCAAGAACCCGTTCCAGGACTATCAGGCGAGCCTCGAGTTTGGAACGTTCACGAGCACCTACGGCTCCGGCACCAGCACCATCGACGTGTACTCGGTTGTGGGAACGTTTAAGGCCGACCGGACCTACACGGAGGTGGCGACCAAGGTCTACTCCGTGGCCGGCGGGGCGACGACCGTCGCAAAGGTTCTGAAGGTCTTTACCGACTTCGGGCCTTACGGCGTCTTTGCTGAAAAAGGAGCTAAGCTAGTAGTTAAGCTGGACAACTCGGCCGCCATGACCTCGCCTTCGGTGGTTGTGAGCGGGCGCGAGTACGAGTACCGGTAACCTGGTCCTCGCGAGGGGCGGGGGTGGCTATTTTTGAACGCCTTCCCCGCCACCTCGCGGTTTTTCCAAGAAGTGGAGGTCTTTCTATGACAGAAACTCAGGTGATTACCGGCCCGGTGATGGCAAACCGGAGCGTTCTGACGCCGGAGGATCAGCCGAACTACAGCGTTGCTGAGAATAAGGCGATGGCGCCCAGGCTGGGCAGGGAGACGTACCTGCCGCGCACCTTCCGTTCGACCATCAGCGACCTGCGGATTCACCGCTGGTCGGTTCTCGACTCGTACAATGAGTTCAAGGTCCGACAGCCTGGCGGTGAAAGCTACATCCAGTTCAGGCAGGGTCGCTTCATTGCTAAGGACATAGGCGATGTGCTCATCATCGAGAGCGTTGACAACTACGGCATCGAGATTTTTGACGTGGATGCAGAGGTCCGTACGATCCAGGAATCGAAGACGAAGTTCGTCCTGGAAGGTGTGCTCAGCTCGCCTGAAGTCCAGCAGCGGCTGGGCGAAGTTCTTGGCATCAAGGACTTCACCGACCTGTTCCAGAAGAAGGAGCGGATCGAGGAACCGGTAGACAAGGCCGCTGCGCTTGAGGCGCAGCTTGCCGCGTCTATGGCCATGATTGCCAAGATGCAGAAGGATCTGGAGCTCATCCGGTCGGTGCCGCCGGAGCCGCCACTGGGGGTGGACATTGTTCCTGAAGACGAACCCGAAACGCCCTAAAGGAGTTGGTGCATGGCACAGCTTGAGCTCTGGCCTTCCATCACCGACTCCACCGGCGTTCCGGGTACCGGAACGGTGATCAACAAAACCAACGTTTGGGACGTGCAGAAGGCGGCCATCGAGGACTTGCTGCATAGCACCGCCAACCCGAGCATCAAATGCAAGACCATCATAGATGAGGTGGTGGCGGCCCGCGGGAGCAAATCGAGTCTTGATGCTCGACTCGACGTGGGCATGGAGGAAGACGGGAGCATCAAGTTGCCCGGCTCCGCCGTCACCGTCACGCAGCTCAGAAGTCAGCTTGGCGCTGTCAACCTTCTGGAGAACGACACGTTCCTTATTTGGCCGGCTGGAGACGCGGCTTTGCCAGCAGGCTGGATCGAGGCCGCGGCGGGCGCGACCTACGCCCGGTCGGGCGCGGGCATTGCGAGCCCGAACGACAAGCAAAAAGCCGGGTTGTACGCGCTGGCGATGACCAACGGGGGTAAGGTCGAGCAGAAGGTCATTCCGGCGGCCCAATTTACCGATTCCAGCGCCGCGATCTTCAAGAGCACCAAGTTCGGGTTTGGGTGCTGGGTCTACGCCACCATCGCCAGTCACGCCAGGGTCTATTTGGACGACGGCGGAACACCGACGCAGAGCAAGTTCCACAGCGGCACGCCCGGGTGGGAGTTCCTTTCGGTCAAGGCCGACCAGAGCCAGCTTGTTCACCAGGTGTCTGCCACGGCGTCAAAGCTCCATTTCGGGCTTGAGGTGGCGTCCAGCGGAACCGCCTGGTTTTCCGGGCCGACGCTTCTTTACTCGGACTTCGCCCCCAACTGGCATATTCCCTCGCTGAAGCAAGTGGGGAGCTTGGCATTTCCATTTTCTGGTGGACCGGTGGCGGCCGGCACGGAGAAGAGGTTCCGCTTTGGTCGCCCGGCACTCATTAAGAGCGTGGCTATAGACGCCGAGAGCGCTGCGGGGTCTACAGCTATGATTGTGGATCTGGACCACTGGGATGGCTCCGCGTGGCAGTCCGCTTTCTCTACCAGGCCCCAAATTCAAAGCGCCGCCGAAGCAGACGCGGCGCCGGACGGAACGTACCGCTATCGGTGTTTTGCGGCCGGACATGGAACGACTATCACGGACGCCCGCATGAGAGTGATCGTGGACCAGGCCACCAACAGCGGCGGGTTGAATCCGGTTGTCAGGGTGCTGGTGATGCAATATCTGAAACCGCTGGAAGACTTCCTTGCCTACAATCAATAAGGGGCGGACTCATGCCGTTCAACGGACCTACGGACAACCTGAAAGGCGCCTTTGTCGCGGACGACGTGTCTGGCGCGGACCAGGATCCAATTGGAACTTGGGCCAAGTCGGCAGGATCTGGAGGTGGGGATTTCACGGCTTCTGGCGCGGCCAGGCCGCTCCTTCAAGTGGCGCCTGCCGGATTCAAGGGACACAAGTCGCTCAAGTTTGATGCGACCGACGATTTGATGACCGGAAACGCCCTTAGCAACTACTGGGCGGCGGGGGCGAAGGTGACTGGCGCGGTGGTGATTCCGGCGAGCGCTGGTGCCGGCAACGAGCAGGCTATATGTTCCGCCGCGAACGTGACGAGCTGGTACACGCTTGCCATGGGAGGCCATGCCACCCCTGACTCCAGGAATATCCACGTAAGAAACAACGACGGAGCCACGGACGATCTGCTTGATTCTTTTGATATCCTGGCACATGGCGCACTCGTGGTTATCGCTTACCACACCGGAGGCAGCATCTTTATAGAGGTTTCTCACACCACCGTAGATCGATCAACGGTCTCGATGGCAAGCGGCGACACGAGCGACATGTCCGAAAACATGGTCTTGGGCGGATTGTACGCTGGCTCCAGGCTGGGGTTTGAGATTGCCGAGATCGCGTTCTATAACGCCTACGTGGCGGCTGACAAGAACAACCTGAAGGACTACCTGGTCTCAAAGTATCTCCGCCCGGCCGAGGGGTTGCAGTCGCTATTCGTTGCGTAGGTGAAACATGCCGGCTGACTACGTAAAGACGCGCGATAGGCTGATTGCGAAAGGGATCGCGGCTAAAGAGGCGAAAAAGAGAGCCGCGATTGC